ACTATTGGGCTACAGTAGACGATAGTAGTTGTGCTACATTAAAAGTATTTGGATGTATAGATACTTCAATGTATAATTATGATTCTTTAGCTAACACAATGGATATGGTAGATACTTGTGAGTTTACCCTTGTACTGCATGATCTTATGGGAAATGGATGGGTAGGATCTAATTTAAGATTATTATTACCTGATACCTTTTATGACTTTACACATACTGGAGGATTTGTTAATGAATATCAAATAGGTATAACAGCACCTGATCCAATAGCTTTTGTATTTAATATAGATCCTTTAGCACAATTTACAACAATAGAATGTGGATTTACTATGATTAATCCAGACGGAGACACTTTAATTAGTATTATGCCTCCGTTTATTACACCAAGCCTTATGTACCCTTTAATAACAAATTGTGGTAATGAGTGTATAGAAAAAGTATATGGATGTCCAGACACATTAGCATGTAACTATGTTGAAGATGTTAACACGCCAACTACTTGCGTGTATCCAGTACAGTATTATGATTGTAATAATCAATGTATACTTGATGTAGATAATGATGGTGTTTGTGATGAAAATGAAATTATAGGTTGTCAAGATCCTTTATATTATAATTATAATGTTCTTGCAACAGACTCAGGATTATGTATTCCATTTATATATGGTTGCACAGATCCTACAATGTTTAACTATGATGTTTTAGCAAACTCTGATAATGGAAGTTGTATACCATTTGTATATGGATGTATGGATAGTACAGCGTTTAATTACAATGCATTAGCTAACACAGATAATGGTTCATGTGATTCTATAGTTATTGGTTGTACAAATCCAATAGCAATAAACTATAATCCTAATGCTAACACTGACGACTTATCTTGTATATTACCTATATATGGTTGTACTGATAGCACAATGTTTAATTATAATCCTTTAGCCAATGTTGACAATAATTCTTGTATTTCTTATGTGTATGGTTGTACTGACCCTTCTGCACTTAACTACGACCCTGCAGCTAACACAGAAGATTTTAGTTGTATTGATTATATTTATGGTTGTACCGACAGTACTGCTATTAACTATGATACGTTGGCTAATACTGACAATGGTTCGTGTATTGAAGCAATTGTAGGATGTATGGATGTCAATGCTTGGAACTATAATCCTTTAGCTAATGTAATTTTAGGACACGATTCATTAGGATGTTTATATGCAGCAGAATGTAATGCAACAGAACCTGGAGAGCCTTACTTTTTAAATGATGCTTGTTATGCTTGGGTTATAGAAATAGATGAATATTGTTGTAATAATACTTGGGATGAAATATGCCAATTAACATATAACTATTGTGAAGGAACTTATACAGGGCCTTTAACACAAAGAATAACAAATAAAGAATTAATATCTATAACAGATATATTAGGTAGAGAAGCAAAAGAAAGTGATCATCGAATATTATTTTATAGATACAATGATGGAACAATTGAGAAAAGAGTTAGACAATGAAGATAAGCAAGCATGTAAGTTATAAAGAAGGTGTTCACAGTAACACAGCTTTAAGAAAAGGATTAGACAATACTCCAAATAAAGAGCAATTAAAATGTATGAAAGAAATTGCTGAAGATATTTTTGAGCCGCTTCGCGCGTATGTAGGAGGACCAATAAAAATTAATAGCTTCTTTAGAGGAGAGCCTGTTAATACTGCTATAGGAGGATCTAAGAATTCTCAGCATATGAAAGGGCAAGCTATGGATATAGATGATACTTTTGGTAGAATGTCAAATGCAGAAATGTACACTTTTATAAAAGATCATTTAGACTATGATCAACTTATATGGGAGTTTGGTACTGAGTATCCAGAAGGTAATCCTAATTGGGTACATATTAGCTATGTAACTCATAGAGCAAATAGAAAACAAGAAGTAATTGCTATAACAAAAAATAGAAAAACTAGATATATAAAAGGGGAAGGAATTAACGAATACTTAAAAAACAAGTAATGGCTAAGTGGATAAAACAACCAACTACAACAACAAACGTATATACAACAGATGCAAACTTTGTACATGATCAAGGCGTAGCTGCTGCAATATGGACTGTTCAGCATAATCTAAATAAAAAATGTAGTGTAACTGTAGTGGATTCAGCAAATCAAATAGTAGTAGGTGAAATAGTCTATAATTCAGACAACCAAGTTACTATAACTTTTTCAGGCTCTTTTTCAGGAAAAGCCTATTTTAATTAACATATAAAAAACCAAAACAATGGCAGAAATAAAATATTTAGTACATCTAAATTTAAACGATCAAGAGCTTCAGAATGTGAAGCTGCAACACCTTAACGCTGATCCGACAGCTGTTGAAGGTAAAATATTCTATCACAGTGGTAGTAATGTAATAAAATTTCATAACGGATCTAGCTGGATTTCTTTATCTGCAGCAACAGGAGATATTACTGCTGTAACTGCTGGTGATGGTTTAACTGGTGGTGGTAGTTCAGGTGCTGTAACATTAAATGTTGTTGGTGGTACTGGTATAACAGCTAACGCTGATAACGTAGCTATTACAGCTGGTGGTGTTGATACAACTCAATTAGCAGATGACGCTGTTACAGCTGACAAGATAGCAAATTCTATTAATAGTGCAATTGCAGCTAACACCGCTAAAAATACTAATGTTAGTACAAATTTAGCTATATCAGGTAGTACTGGTGCAAGAACAATAACTTCATCAGACGGTAACAATGCAGTAATACCTGTAGCAACTACAAGTGTTTCAGGTGTAATGAGTCCTACAACATTTGATGCGGTAACAGCTAACACGGCTAAATCTACAAATGCTACACACACAGGAGATGTTACTGGTAGTGGTGCTCTTACTATAGGAAATGATAAAGTTACTTATGCTAAGATGCAAAACTTAGGAACTGGTAATAGAGTATTAGGTGCTACATCAACAGGAGCTATTGGAGAAACTCAAGTAGTTACTGCAATGATTGCAGACGATGCAGTTACAGCTGATAAAATAGCTAACTCTATAAATTCTGCTATAGCAGCTAATACAGCTAAAAGCACAAACGTATCTACTAACTTAGGAATAAGTGGATCAACTGGAGCTAGAACTATTACATCTTCTGATGGTAATAACGCTGTTATACCTGTAGCAACAACATCTGTCAGTGGTGTTATGTCACCAACTATATTTGATGCTGTAACAGCAAATACTGCTAAATCAACAAATACAGATGTAGATGTATCTGTAGCAAATCTAAAAACTAGACTTGCGGGTGGTTTTGGATCTAACGCAGTAACAATTGGAGACAGTAGTGATGTAGTAACAATAGGTAATGACTTAACTGTAACAGGAGATTTAATTGTATCAGGTAATACTACAACAGTTAACACTGCTCAATTATCAGTTGAAGATCCTTTAATTGAATTGGCTAGAGGTAATACTGCAGACTCAGTTGACATAGGTATATATGGAAGATACACTGCAAGTGGAACTAAGTATGCTGGGTTATTTAGAGATGCTAGTGATGATGATGTTTGGAAATTCTTTTCAGCAACTGGTAACGGTAATGCTGCTCCTTCAGCAAGTACAACTATTAATACTAGTAATGGATTTGCTTTAGCAACTGTTCAAGCAGAACAATTTAAAGGAGCTTTAGCTGGTAATGCAAGTACAGCAAGTACTTTAGCAACTCCTAGAAATATTAACGGTGTTGCTTTTAATGGTTCTGCAGCTATAACTGTTACAGCAGCTGCAACTACACTTACAGGTTCATCTCTTAAAAGTTCAGTTACAGGATCTTCTTTAACTTCTTTAGGTACTATATCAACAGGTGTTTGGCAAGGTACTGCAATAGCTACAGCATACATTGCTAATGACGCTGTTACTGCAGACAAATTAGCTAATTCAATTAACACAGCTATTGCTGCAAATACTGCAAAGAATACAAACGTTAGCACTAACTTATCAGGAACAACACATGCAAGTCAATATACAGTTAATTCTTCTGATGGAAACAATGTAACAATAGCAGAAGCATCTGGTACTATTGCAGGTGTAATGACAGTTGCACACCACAATAAATTAGATGGTATAGAAACTTCTGCAACTGCAGATCAAACAGCTGCTGAAATTAGAGCATTAGTTGCTTCGGCATCAGACTCTCAAGTATTTACAGATGCAGATCATACTAAGTTAAATGGTATAGAAACAAGTGCTACAGCAGATCAAAGTAAATCTGATATTGAAGGTTTAGCAATACAAACTGTAGGAGCAATAACTTCTGGGTCATGGACAGCTACTGACATTGCGGTTGCTCATGGTGGGACAGGATCAAGTTCTGCATCAGGGGCAAGAACAAATTTAGGAGTTGCTTATGCTAGTGATGCAGAAGCATTAGCAGCATCAAGTAGTACAAAGGTTGTAACACCTGCAAATTTAAAAGCAAGAAGTTATAAAGGAACTGTTGGTGGAGCTACAACAATAAATGTTGATCACGGATTAGGAACAAGAGATGTAATAGTTCAATTGTATGATGCAAGTTCTTATGAAACTGTATATGCAGAAGTTGCTAGAACTCTTACAACTAGAGTTGTATTAAAATTTAATGAGGCTCCAGCTTCTAACGATATAATTGTATTAATAACTAAAGTAGATTAATAAATGGCACAGAAGTATGAAAAGAAAGGCTCTCATAATTATTCAGCAACAGGAATAGGTACTACTAATGGTAAAGGCGAAGGAGACATTATGTATTATGGCAGTACTAATGTAAGCCAAGGTAGAATTTATGTTCTCCATTATGCTGAAGCTGCGGAGTGGGTTCTAGCTGATGCTGACAATGCTGCTTCTGGAAACTTATTAGCAATAGCTATGGGTTCAGGAGCAGCTGATACAGTAGGAATGTTCTTAAGAGGTATGATATATGTGACAGGCGGCAGTGCTTTAACAGTAGCTAATGCAGGTAAGCCTGTTTATATTTCTACATCAGCTGGAGTTATGACTTCTTCAATACCTACTGCAAGCAATGATTATGTAAGAATTCTAGGATATAATATAGCTAATAATATAATGTGGTTTAATCCCGATAATAGTTTTATAAAAATAGCATAATGCCAAATATAAGCCATTTAAATAATAAAGCTGTAGCAAATATACATTCTTTTAATGGAACTGAATATGGTAATTTAGGAACAGTAAATCTTGTTACTGCTCCTGGGTTAGCAGCTTCATTTGCAGATGATAAAGCGGTTGCTAAATCAATAACTACTGGAACTGGACAATCAATAAGAATAACAGATAGTAATGGTCATTTTAATTTTGTACATAATTCTGCTTATACAATATCTTTTTGGATTAAACCTGGTTGGAACAGTTCTTTAAATGCTAATATACATTTATTTACTAGTACAACTACTGGAACAACTAATTCAAGCGCTAACATGATAAGGATATATTATCACGAAAGTTTAAATAGATTATATTTTGAATATCGTTCTGCATCAAATGCTAAGAAATCTAACTTTTGGTTATTTCATGCGAACTCTGGTAACTATGCAGCAGCATATGCAGCAGCTGGTTTAGGAAGTTCATATTGGAGTGCAAGTAATAGAGGTAATGTTGGAGATGATAATTTTACAATGATTACTATTGCAAAATCAACAACCAATTCAGCTGGATCTAATTATGCAAAAATGTATTGGAATGGTACTTACTTAGGCAATGGGCATTATGGAGCAAACGGAACAGGTCAAGGAACTCCTAATATGTCTACTGCTGATAGACAAATTGCAATAGGTAGTAATTCTTGGACTTATGCAAAAAGTGGTAACAGTACAGAAACACAATATAATGATTTAACAATTTGGGACAAACAATTATCTGCATCAGAAGTTTCTGAGTTATATAATGAAGGAACTAGACTTGATGCAACACAGCATAGTGCAGCTGAGAATTTACATATGTACTACAAATTTGAAAACAATGGAAATGACAGTAGCGGTAATTCTCGTCCTGCATTTGTAATAAGTGGTAATTCTAACTTTGAATCAATATAATGAATTATTACATAGTAAATAATAATGTGTTTAATACTTTAGATAAAGTTAAAATTGATTATGCTTTAAATAGTATATCTAAAGATTTGTGGGTAGTAACTACTACTGAAACAGTAGCATTTAACATAGCTGAATATGAAAGTCCTGAAGCTATATGTGCGTATACAGTAGACAATCATTCTATATGGACAGGAGATGGCTTAGGTGTAGAGCCTTCGGAATTAGAAGATATTAAATATTTAGAAGGAATATAATGAGTTATATATATAAAAAAATATTAGCAGACACAGCGTTTACAGAACTTATACCTTTAAATAGTATAAAAGACTGGGAAACTATTACTATAGCTAATACCGGTGCAGATTCAATTATAAACGTATATTTGTACAAAGTTTTAGAATCCGTTACAGCTGCAGAGATAGAGCAAGGTATAGGTGAGACAGCAGAAACAATTTCTATACTACACGACACATCTATGACTGCTGATGTAACTTTAGTTTTAGACCCTTCAGATTTTGATTTTGATAATTCTAATTATAGTCTAAGGTTTGACACAACTACAAGCGCAGATATAACTGTTAATGCTACTAGTCAAGAAGGATACGTTGATACAGATGTAGAAACAGGAGGAGGCTATGACGGAGAAGAAGGAGATGAAGGCCCAAAAGACAATATACAAACAACTATAAATGGTGCTTCTGGATTTAGGCAAAAAATAATTAGAGCAGCTGATGTCTCTTGGCAAGATGCTTTTCCTAATTATAATGTACCTGCAAGTTAAAAATAAAAATTATGAGTATACTAACAAAAATATTATCAGGAGGAGCAACAGAATTAATTAAAGGTGTAGGTGGAGTTATAGATAACTTACACACATCTAAAGAAGAAAAGCTAGAAGCTGAGAAAAAAATAAAAGATATGATCATGGGGTACGAAGCAGAAATGCAAAAGCAAGTTACAGAAAGATGGAAAATGGACATGCAATCTGACTCATGGTTATCTAAAAACATACGACCATTAACATTAATATTTTTAGTAGTATCAACAGTACTATTAGTATTTATTGATGCAGGAGTTATAGCTTTTGATGTTAAAGCTAGCTGGGTTGACTTATTACAGTTGGTTTTAATTACTGTAATAGGGGCTTACTTTGGAGGGAGATCTCTAGAGAAAGTTAAAAAGTAGTAACCAATAACTAGATATAATGGACAAAAACCAGATCAAGGCCTTCTTGAAAGACAGGCCTGGCTACCTTAAAGAGGGAGCTGAACGTCTTTCTGAAAGATTAGATTGTAGTGTAGAAGCATGTAGACATGCATTAAAAGAAGCAAGGATAGAAGCAAAAGAAAGTGAGTTTGGATTAGACAATGTAAGCACATCTGAAATAAGCGAATTTAAAGAGTTTCTAGACAGTAACGGAATATCAGAAGATGATGTCAAGTCTGTAAAATTTTGGCAGACAATGAAGGGAGACAATAGATTTTCTGTAGTTACAAAAAGTGAGGGCAATATAATGAAAGAGGTTAAAGAAGAAATTCTTAAAGATCTTAAAGAGTATAGCCCTAAAGTTGAGAAGGAGTATAAACCTGTACAGGATCCTATAGTGTATGAAATATCTTTACCTGATATTCATTATGGTAAGATAGATGGCCAAACACTAGAAGAAGCAGAAGATGCTTATATAGATACTATAAAAGATCTTATGAGTAAAGCTCGAGGATTAAATATAGAAAGAATACTTCTACCAATAGGTAACGATGGTATGAACTCTGAAGGATACTCAAGAGCTACTACTAAAGGAACCCCACAACATGATGGTGCAGAGTGGCAAGAAACGTTTGTTGGTTATTGTAATTTAATGGTAAGAGCAATACATTTTTTATCACACACAGCACCAGTAGACGTAATTATTATACAAGGTAATCACGACTACGAAAGAATGTTTTATTCAGGAGAGTTTTTAAGAGCTTTCTTTTTAGAACATGATGGAGTAACAGTTGACAACAATTATGACTCTAGGAAGTATTATGAATATGGAACAAATATGATTATGTTTACACATGGAGATAAAGAAAAACCTGCTGAAATGCCACTTATAATGGCAACAGAACAGCCTACTATGTTTGCTAGAACAACACATAGAGAGGTTCATTGTGGGCATAAACATAAAGAAATGGTAAATGAATATCGTGGTATTAAAGTAAGATTTATACCTTCGATTTGTGGTAATGATTCATGGCATAAAATGATGGGCTATGAAGCAAAGAGAACGGGACAAGCTCATATATGGAATAGAAAAAGAGGGTACGAAGGATATTTACAAACTAATCTATAAAGAAAATGACACTAAATGAAATTGCATATAATATTTTAAACTTAGTCAGAGGAGGAAACTCTCACCATGACGAAAGTATATCTTTAGATCAAATAAAGTTTAACATTCAATATTATAGAGCAATGTTAATTAGAAGAGACTTTGCGCGTAACGGTCTTGTAACTAGACACTTAGAACAAGACTTAGGATGTATAGAGTTAGAAAAAGTAGATGCAACAAAATGTTGTAAACTACCACTAAGTTGCCATGTAATGAAAAGTAAAGTTAGAATACCTAGAACAGTTAGATTTAATTTTACTGATGCTATTACATATGTAGGAGCTATAGATGGTATAACTGATATACCTATTGTAGATTCTCATATGGTTAAATATTTAATATGGGATAAATACACAAAAGATAATACAAAAGCATATATGATAGAAGACTATTTATATTTAGTAAATCCACAAGATATAGGATTTGTAAATGTAAGAGGTGTATTTGAAGATCCAAGAGAAGTAGCAAGCTTTGACTGTAGTGGTTCTAATTGTTATGACGATGATAGTGCATATCCAATACCAGCAGACATGTTACAAATTATTACACAAGGATTACAACAAGGAGAGATGTCAGTATTAGCAGGTACAATGTCTGATAGAATGTTAGATAGACAACAAGATCCTACAATGCCAACAGGAGGAAGACAAAAACAAAGTAAAAGTAACGAGTAATGAAATATACTCTTACACAGATATATGAAAATTATAAAAATAATGTGGAAGATCCTGTTAATTCTACTGTGTTTAAAAATATTTGTGGAGACTTTAATATTCTTATTATGGATCATATTCTAGAAGGTAAAGAATTTAATATGGGATATAATATATCAACTCTTTCTATTGTAAGAATGAAAAGAGATCCTAGATCTCCTAGAGTAGATTGGGCAGAGTCTAATAAATATAAAGAAGAATTAAAAATGTCTGGAGAAAAATTATATGATAATGAAACAGGCGAAGGAGTTAAGTGGCAGATATATTTTACAGATGAATACTATTATAAGTATTATTGGAGAAAAAGTAAATGCACAATTCCTAACAAATCAGTATATAGATTTGATGCAACTAGAGGTATGAAAGGAAACAAAGAACGATTAACTAGATTATTAAAAGAAGATGACTTGGCGTATCTTAAATTTAAAAAATATAAATAATGGCAATATATAAACTTATATCTAGCAGAGTAATAATTAGAAAAATAATGCGTGACCTTGGGCCCTCAGACTTTAACTGGTTAGATGATGCTATAGAATGGATGGGAGAAGCTTTAGAGCATATAGGAGCAGCACCACAATTAGAAAAGAAAGTGTGTTCTTTAACTGTCAAAGATTATACTACTTGTTTACCTTCTGACTTATACTATATTAATATGGTAGGAGTTAATACTTTTGTAACAAGTACAACTCAAACTGAAATACAAACTTTAACTACTAAGATTGCTGAAGTTAAAGCTATATTAGATGCAAACCCAGCACAAGAAGTAAATGTAGAATTAGGAGAATTAAATTCTAGATTAGCAATTTTAGAAAGCGCATACTGGAATGACCCTAAACAAATGTCTCCTTTATCATATGCTACATCTGAATTTCCAAACGCATTACATTGTGATAAATGTGTAAATATGAATGCTGAAACAAAAGAAACTTATTTTATTAATGCAAATAAAATTAAAACTTCTTTTGAAACTGGAGTATTATGCGTAAGCTATATGGCATTTCCAACAGATGAAGACTGTTATCCAATGCTTCCAGATGATATTAGTTTTAAAGAAGCTATGTTTTGGTATGTATATAAAAAACTTTTATTAAGAAATCCTAACTTTAAACCAAATGGCATGGACTATCCTATGGCAGAAGGTCAATGGAAGTATTACTGTACGCAAGCTAGGAACGCAGCTAACTACCCAGACATAGACAGAATGGAAAGCTTTATGAACCAATGGGTTAGATTAATACCTAATATGAGTAATCACGACGATTATTTTAATGACTTAAATACAAGAGAGCAATTAAGCAGAAGAGTAAACTAATATGGCAAAATTTAATAAAGGATTAAATAGAGACACTGACCCTTTAGATCAACCAGAGGGAAGTTACAGATACGCAAAGAATGTAGTTATTGAACCTAACTCTGGATCAATACAGTTTGAGCGTGGAACAGGAGATGCTTTATCTCTTTCAGGAGCTTATAATCCTGTTACTTCAACAGTAGCTTTAACTCCTGGATATAATATTGTAGGAACAATTGTATTGCAGGATGATACAGTTGTAATGTTTTCTGTGTATCCTAACTCTGCTACTTATATTAATGCTGGTACTTCTGAAATTGGTTTATATGATCCAACTACTAATACATATACTACTGTTTTTAATGATTATGCTCAAGCACCTGCAGGAGAATCTCCTTTAAATTTTAGAAAAGAATATCCTATACAAGGAGAATTTAAAATTGATGGTACAGGAAGAACATCTGTTTATTGGACAGATGATAATGAAGTTATGAGGTTTGTAAGAATATACTCCCCACCTATTACTGGTACAGCTTTTGATATGGAAACTTTAAATATATTTCCTTTATTATCTATAGCTCCACAGCCAGAGTTTAGTGAAATTACATCAGGAGTATTAGGATCAGGAGTTTATTCTTTAGCTGTAGCTTTAGTAAATGAAGAAGGAACACCTACTAATTATGTTAACTTATCTAATTGGGTTAAAATTACTGATGACCAAGAACAAAACTCTTTTACTGAAGTAAGTTCATCAGGAGGTAGTCCTACTAACTATACTAGTAGTACTTTAAACAGTCATAGTGTTATGAATTATGATGGATGTCTTCCTGACACTCCATCAGCTAAAGGTATAAAGTGGGTAGTTAAGAATTTAGACTCAAGATATACTTTTATTAGACCTGCTATTATATATAGAATAGGAGGTGTTTTACAAGCAATACAACTGCAAGATGTAGATTATGATACAGCAATAAGCACTAGTAAAATAATATCATATACTGGTAATGAAACTGCTGAAGCAATTCTTTTAACAGACGTTTTAATAGCTCGAGAAAGTTATGTACAAGCTAAGACTGTAGCTCAAGTAGATGATGTTTTATATTGGGGTAATTTAGTTAAATCTAAAATAGATATAAATTATCAACCATATGCAAACAATATAGAAATAGAAGCTGTATTTGCTAATGATGGTTTTTTACCAACAAGAAGTGTAAATGGAGTTTCTGTAGATTTTAGACCCGAAGACGGAGCTGGTAGAACTGCTGACTTTCAATATTTTTATAAAGGGTATCAAAGAGATGAAACATATGCTATATATATTTCTTGGATTATGTCTGATGGTAATGAGACAGTAGCTTATCATATACCAGGAAGAGAAAAATTAACAGTAGGAGATTATGGAGGGACTGATTCTTCTACTGGTACTTTAGCTACTGAAACTTCTTTAGCTTCTAATTTAAATGTAAATATACCATGTAGAGATACAGGTACTTCAGGTATGGGACCAGTAGCACCTTATAATTCTCCTTATGCTCAATATGAAGAAATGTCAGGAATTGATATACCATTATTTAAAGCTACTACATATGGAGCATCTTTAGGTGGATCTAATGGAATGGGGTATTGGGAAAATACTTCTGAAGCATATCCTAATGATATTAATTATCAAGTACCTTTAAATGCTGATGGTACTAATTCAACTAAAGCTAGCTTAGCGGGAACTCCTGTTAGGCATCACCATTTCCCTTCTGCTATTACAGGAGAGAATGGTACTGGTAATGATGGTGGCCACATATGGCATAAAACAAATTTTCAAGGAAGGTATCAAAGCAATGTTATAAATCCTTTAGGGTTTAGAGCTAAAAATGTTCCTATACCAGCTTCAATGGTAGGTAAAGTAATTGCTTATAAATTACACTATGCTAAAAGAGATGAAGCAAATTCAACTGTTTTAGATGCAGGTATATTTAACAGTACTCCAAGTTATCACGGAGGTCCAAGGTGTGGTAAATGGGGAGCTGATCCTAAGAGTGGTCACGGAGACGCAAGTTGGTGCCCAGACTCAACTCTTTCAAATCCTAAAAATGGGTTTGAGGTTGCAGGACATACTTCTAATTGTTTTTCAGCTAATGTTACATACGCAGTTCAAGCTCCACCAGGAGGAAATGATTATACAGGAACAGGAAAATTTTCTGTAACTGAGCCTCAACCTAATTATGTAAGTGGTAATTATGATGATGTTACAGAAGGTGATATAGTTACTACTCCTTTTAGCGCTATGCATGCTCCTTATTCTAATGTAGGAGACGATGGTCAAGTTCAATGTGATAATGACTTTAACACTGAAAGTTTGCTAACCGTTTTACCGGCAGCTAACCATCTTAGTTTTAACGGCTTACACTCTCATATAAATAGTCCTGATACTTCAAACGCTGCTTTTATAAAACTTCAACGACATATTAGAATAGGGGGTGGAGGGAGTATGCAATCTACAGACTACAATCAGCTTTTAGGATCTGCATATATAAGACTTGATAATGATGGTAATCCAATTAGATCTAGAAATAAAGCAGCAACATTTTTTAATTGGACTATATTACCTCCTGTTGATTATGCATTTAATGCAAAATTAAATGGTGCTTTATATAATATAGATGAAGTTCAAGGTAGTGCTTCTAATCCTGTTGCAGGGACTTTTTATGGTAATTTTAGAGCTATAAAAGGCAATAGCTTTAAAAAAATAAATGCTGATGAGATTGTTGGTAACGGATTAGGATCAGATATTATAAATTCTGGAGGATGCCAAACATTTTATTTACAAACTGTAAATAATATAAAAACACATAGCTACGGTATGTGGATGAAGTTATACCATGCAACAGCAATACAAAAAAATATACCTTTTAACTCGTCAAGTGGGTCTTGGAGTATGAACTACCCAAGTTATAGAGTAGGCCAGCATAATTTTATGATAAATAAATATGATGAGACTGGTCAGGGTGCAGGTACATGGGCTTTTACTGAATGTGCTATAGGAGATCCTCAAATGGCTGGTAATGGAAATATGAGAGTTAACTGGGCAGATGGTTGGACTGGAACACCTGGAGCAACTTTTAATACAGTATTTTATCCTTGTAAAATATATAATGATGGTAATAGTAATTCGTTTAATGAGCAGCAAGTTACGAATGATGTAGGAGAACATGTAGTTCAGTATACTGCATATGGAGCAATACACAGAAATATAGATACGCTGTATAATACTTTTGACACACAACAAGATCTTGTATATACTGGACACACACAAGATATTACAACTTTAGTTATACCATCTACAGGATTAATGTATAATCCTGCTGACAAAATTTTTGGAGGTGATACATATATAGGATATTATTGTGAGACAAGATCTATGAAAAATGATGGCCCTACTATGAACGGACTAGATGGTAATGGTCCTAACTATTGCTCAGGTATTAACCAAAACAATAATAGTTTTGGGCTAATAAATTCTACACAAGATCATAGACAAATAGGTTCTTGTTGCAATTTAATGGCAAACTTTGATTGTGCTTACGGTGATTGTAGTAATTTATCATTTTTTAATGGTCATAATTCAGGTGGATCTCAACAAGAACTTTATGCAAATCCTGCTAGGTATGGGCACTACACTTATGGTGTTATGGGAGACGTGCACGGAGTTTCAAGTGAAGATATTACTCAACAGCTTTACATTACAGAGTCTAAAATAAATATGGTAGAAAGACATTCTGCAGACAATCCAGATGTTAATGAAGCATTTTATCCTTCAACTCATAGACAAAGTCCTGATATAGTTAATTGGAATAGTGGCCCTAGAATCTATACATATGATTCAACTATGCACAGCTTAATGGATGTTTATCCAACTGTAGCTTTTAATCATTTAAATAAAATTTCTAGCCAAACAGATTTTCCTACAAGAATTATACGTAGTGTAAGATATAACAAGTCAGGATTAGTAGATAATTTTAGAACATACTTACCTGGAGAATATAGGGATTTACCTAGAAATAGAGGAGAGCTATGGAATCTATCTGTGTATGATAATGTTTTATTACCTCAACTAGAAAGAGCTCTAATGAAAACAAAAGGTAAAGAAATGTTAGAAGCTGGAGGTGGTATAGGAAGTGTTTCAGAAATTGCTTTAGGTGATGGTAACTTATTTAAAAGTGATCCTAACGAAGTCTTATATACTGAAAGAGGTTATGCGGGTACATTATCTCAATGGGGAGTTTGTACTTCTAGATTTGGACATTTATCAATAGACAAAAGAACAGGTAAGATATTTTTACTTTCTGATAAATTAGAAGAAATTTCTTCATATGGAATGAGAAAGTTTTTTGCTAGAAGGTTACGTGCTTGGGCATTAGAAGATTATGGATTACCATATAATATAGATATGCCTACTTTAGGTATAGGTGTTATAGCTACTTTTGATCCTGAACATTCTAGATTTATTATAACAAAATTAGATAAACAACCTACAACATTATTTGATCAGTATTATAACTTAGCGCCTGGAGCAAATAATAAAATAACTTGGAATAGTTCTATTAAATTATATCAAAGATTAAACTCAAACACTTTACTTAACACTCCTATAGAATTTGATAATCTTGCATATTTTAAAGATGTAAGTTGGACAGCCTCTTATTATCCTGCTCTAAAATTATGGGGATCTTTACATGACTACGCTCCTAAATTATATTTTTATACAACTAATAAATTATATTCTATAACTGGTACTTCTTTACAAAATATATGGCAGCATGGATTTGCTACAGGAACGACTGATATAACTGCTACATACAATATAAGTGAGTATTATGGTCGTGATTATGATGTTGTTTTTGAATATATAGATAATGTATCTCCACTAGATAATAAGTTATATTTTAATATTTCTTATGAAATAGATGTAGATTCTCCTACAGATTTAGAAGCAGGGGCTAGACATACTTTTCAAGATTCAGGATTTACACATTATAATGTATATAACAGTAGACAAGTAAGTCAAGAATTACCTTTAGTAGAACCAGAAGGTACAAATAATAATTTATGGTCTTCTGCAACTGTTAGAAGAAAAGAAAGATCTTGGTATGCTAAAGGTTTTAGAGACGATAGACAACAATTAATTTCTTTTGGAGCAGTTACTGATGCCCCTATAGATACACCAATTCTTTTAACAGATTATCTAAATGGTGATGTAAATATGAACATTGCAGCTTTAGATACTTTAACTTTATTATGGAATCAAAGACGTAAAATGGTTGACAAATGGATGGCGATTAGACTTATCTCTAGAAGTGGTTACAATACTGGGCGTGAAATTAAGAAAAAATTAGTAACTTTGCACTCTGCTACTGCAGGCAAAAGAAAAACCTCTCGATAATGAAGTATAAAAAGAAATATAATGAAGGAGGTAGTGCTGGCTATGGTATAGATTATTCTTATAGAGATAATATGTTAAATAGTAGTATAGCTAAAGAAACACAATTTAACGCAGATAAAAATAATTATTATACAAACTTAGCTAATACTACTTATCAAAACACTACTAGTGCTATTCAGGATGAGTATAATAATACTATGACTAAGGCTAGTAGCGAAGTAGCTGCAAATAAACAAAAGACTGCATTAGTTACAAAAGGACTTGGAGCAGCTTTTAATTATAAAGCTCCAGGATCTAAAACTAGTTACGGACAAGACGTAAATAACTATCTTGGGCAAGAAACAAATTACCTAGGTATGGGAGTAGAAGAGGGTAATCAACTTGATCCTGCAGGATATGTTAAAGACAAAGTAATTGATCCTATTAAGAATACTTTTACAAACAAAGCTGCAGCTGCTGGTAGTGCTGTATTGTCTGAAGCTCCTAATCAAACTTTAAAAGGAGCAAGCGCTAGTTACAATCCTGAATTCTTTTCAAATGTTGGAGGTAATATTGTAAATGACGCTACAGGAGAAGTAGCAGAAACTTTAGTTGAAGAGGTAGGTGGAGACTTAACAGCTAGTATAGCAGAAGATGTAATAGGCGATGTAGCTTCAGATGTTACCACAGATGTTGTCACAGACGTTGTAACAGACACAGTAGTTGACACAGCTGCAGATGCTATAGTTGACACTACTGTGGATGTAGGAGCTGATGTATTAACTGACGCTACAGGTAAAGCAGCAGGAACAGTAGCTAAAGCACCTATTAAAGGAGGTGGATGGACAATAGCAGCAGATATAGGATTAGATTATTTAAGTAATGATAATGATGATTCTACATACACAGGAGGAGAAGTTGCTACAGATATAGCTAGTTTAGGTTTAGACGTTTTAACAGGAGATTTTCTAGGGGCTGGTATGCAAATATGGGACATAGGTAGCCAATGGGTTAGACGTAATAAACTTCAAAAACAGAAAAAATCAGCGCAAAAAAAGATGAAAAAAGATCAAGCAACTGCTACTATAGATAGAAGAGAAGATAAGTATGACGCTAAAAAATATGTAGGTTATAACCAAAAAGCAACAGGTAAAAGATCAGGCTTTGGCCGTGGAGAACTTGGAGGCTTTAGTAAATATATATAAATATGAACTTTAAAGAAAGATTAAAACAAGCACTAAAAACTCCTAATAAATTTGGATCAGGAGGTTATATTGAATACGCTGGAGGAGGCGATCAAATTGTATATGGAGCAAGACATTCTCAAGGAGGTGTTATGAGAGATTCTAATACTGAACTTGAAGGAGGTGGATTTGATTCTCAAGGTAATCCAAAAGCAGGGGAAGTTATTACTACTGTATATGATGATGGGGGTAAACCTCAAGAGTTTTATATGTCATATAAAAATGGTGTAGCTCAGGACTACTTGCAAGCTAAAGAAATGGCTGGAGGACAATTAAATCAAGCTCAAAAACAAGAGTTTGCTAAACAAAACGAAAGCATGAATCCTAATGGAAGTCCTTCTGATATTGCTGCAAATGGTGGATATATGAACTATAAGCATGGAGGAGCTCATAATAGTGATGGAAGCAAAAGAGGTTTTTGGGACAATGTACATGCAAAAAGAAACAGAGGAGAGTCTCCTGATAAAAGGGAAGTTTCTTCTGACACAGCAGAAAGATTTAATCTTGCAAATGGAGGTATGGAAAAATACTTTATGGGAGGAATGCAAGGAATGATAGATCCTAGAGACCAGGCATTGTACGGGCAAGGTGTAGATAGAAGATCAGGATATTCTTTAGCTGATGGAGGTATGAATCCTTATGACTATATGATGGGAGGAGTTCAGATGGAGTATGGTGATGGAGGATTGCCTGATTGGTTATACAAAGCTAGAGGAGAAGCTATGCAGAGAAACATGGGGATGGGCGGTTATCATTCTGATGAGTATATGTATGGTGGTAAAGATATGGAATATGGTTCTGGAGGTTTACCTAAATGGTTATATAAAGCAAGAGGTAGAGCGATGGGAAAGGAAATGGAACAGGGAGGTAAAAAACTTTATCCACATGGCGGATCCCATGTTCCAGATTTAAATTTAAATATGATGCCATCTGATAATCCTACCCCAAGAACAAACTACGCAGAATACGCAAACATATATAAGGGTGGTATACCTCTACAAAAAAATCAAAACAACGGAGAAATTAGACAAGGAAGAGATAAAATGGGCTTTGGAGAAAAAGCTTGGGATGTAATTACAAACCCTTTAACAGCTTTTAAACAATATGGTAAATATGGAGAGTTGCAAGACAACTTTCAAAACATGGAAGAAGACAGTCCATTAGAAACAATGACAGAGTTTATTAATCCTGCAGCAGTTGCTGACATGTTATTTGAATATGGTAAGAGTGTAAAAAACGAAGGTATGACAACTGAGAACTTAGCACAAGGAGCTTTTATGTTAGCTTTTAGAAAAAGAATGCCTAGATTAAAAGGAGCTGATTTAAAAGCACAAGCAAATAAACTTTGGAATAAAGTTAAGAAAAACGAAATGTGGGCTAATCCTTTAGGGGGTTGGAACGGAAGTAAAATATCTTTAAAAGGAGTAAAAGATTATACAAATAAAGCTGGCGAGCTTGTAAAAGGTAATGTTGTAAAAGTTACAGGTAAACCAGGAAACTATACACAAAAATCGTCAACTCCTATGCTTACCTATCTACCAAGAACAGGAGGAGAAAGAGTTAAGAATGTTATTAAAAAATCAGGTAAACTAGGAGCTGTATATGGACCTACTGCTATAGGATATAATATGTCTACTTCTGAAACAGACACAAGTAAAACAATGGATTATAGGCTAGGAGATGGAGACTTTAGCATATTAACTGGAACTCAAGGGCCAACTGCAAACACACTAAACCCTGACACTATTCCAGTAACACCCTCAGCAGAATTAGAAGATTTAGGAACTACAGATAGTATTCCTTTCACTGCTGTAGGAGATACTTTAAATATAGAAGGAGGTAATTGGAGAAGATTAGAAAATAGCGCAGACGGTAATATGAACTGGGAACAAATAGATTAAAATTATGACTTACTTTAAAAAAGAAAAAAAGAAAAATTTAAGCAAATACTTTCATGGAGGTGCTCATAGTCAGTCCTATGAAATGATAGATGGTATACCAATGCTTGATCCTACACTTAATAATTCTCCTATAAACAGGTTTAATCAAGCATCTACACAACAAGCATCTACACAACAAAACAATCCTTCATGGCAAAACAATCCAATGCAAAATGCACCAGTTACACCTACAACAGCTCCACCTGTATCTACTAATACTAGCTCATTTGATGCTAATGTACAAGCACAACAAAACGAGCTTATGACTCAAGGATATGAATTACCACGGTACGGAGCTGATGGATATATGGGAGATGAAACTCAAGGAGCATTAGACAGAAGAGCTTCAGATAGAGCAGGGGCCTCAGAGACTTTTGGAGTAGATCCAAATGATATTACGTTTAATCCTAACACGCAAAGATTTGAGCCTAGATTAGGAGCAAGTAATGCAGAAGGCGATACATGGAGTACAGATGGATGGACTTCTTCTGAAACTCCTGTAGAAGAAACTGTTGCAGTTGATGAAACTACTACTGTTCCAACTACTACTACTACTCCTACTGAAACTAAAAAAGAAGAGCTATCTTTATTTCAAAGATTAGGTATAACAGCTCCTAAAGCAATGGCTTTAGTAGAAGGTATGTCTATACTTAAAGCTAACAGACAAGCTAACAATGCAAACGCTAAAATAGGAGAGTTAAGTGTTAGTACTGATAGAGCAACACCGCAAACATATAATCCAGAGCTTGTAGACTTAAGTAAAGCACAAAAAGATGCTAAAGAATTAGGAGTAGCAGCTGTACGTCAAAGTCAACAATCAGGAAAATCTACAGCAGAAACAAGAATGTTAATGACTGGAACTACAGACGCTATAGAAAAAATAGCTAAAACTGAATCTGAATTGCAGAAGCAAGAAAATAATATGGCTAAGAAAGTGAATCTTGAAGAGCGTAGAAATGTTGAACAATTTAATATTACTAACGCAAGAAAAGATCAAATAGCAAATAATGATATTAAAGCTGATATGTATAACAATAGTATAGCTATAACTCAGAATATGAGAGATACTATACTTACTAAAATTAAAGATACTAAAATGCTTGGAGCTGTAAATTCTCAAATAGACGCTTTATCTGCTGCTATATCAGGAGTTACAGGTCTTAAAAAAAGAAAGTTTAACGACATTGCAAAGAATTTATTAAATTATGGTTTTGATGAAGCTACTATTAACAGTTTAATAGAAAGTCACGATGGTTTAAATGAAGAGACAGAAGTAAACGAACAGGCAGCTGGAGGATTTTGGGCAAGACGTAAAATGATGAGACAAAATAGAAAATAATACTATGGGAAAATATGATATATCACGTAGCTTAACACCTGTACAGTCTACATTTGTAGACCCAGGACTAGATACATTTAAAGAAGCTGCTATGATCTACAGAAAGACGTATGATCAAAATAAAGACGCTTACAACCTATCTAAGAGAGTTACAGCACAAATGGAGCTTATGCCTGGAGATGAGAAAGCAGGGCTTAGAGATCAATTTACTAACACTATTGATACTACATTTTCTAGTATAGTAAACACAGGTAATTTTGAAGACGCAGAAATGGCTGTACAAAATGCTGTAGACTTTATTACTACTGATAAAACTGTACTACAAGCTAGAAAAAATTCAGCAGAATATTTAAAAGAAGAAGCTTTAATAGAGCAGTTTGGGCCAAGTGGTGTATTAGACTTTAATAAAAATTTAAGAGAAAACTTTACAACAGTTACAACAGACGAGCAAGGAGCTCCTATAGTTAATAACTATAAAGAGCAAATGGAAAAGAAAGAAGATTACTTTACATTAATGAAAAATATGGTATCAGGAATAGCTCCTGATGGAAGACCTTGGTCTGAAACTATAGGTAATCTAACTGAATACGGAAACATGAAAGGAGTTAGTCAAGGTAAAGTACAGAGAATAGTTGACAAACTATATGAAGCATATAAAGGAGATAAGGCAGGAGACCAAGACTTTAGAAGATTAACACAGATAGAAGGAATGTCTGAAGGTCAAGCTAAAGAAGATATTGTACGTAGATTAGTAGGAGCTGCGTCTCCACAAGTTGGTAATGTTAGAACAATTAGTGGTATGAGAGAAAACTCTAATATGAACACTGACGGAACTCCTATAACTAATAGTGTTGTAAGCCCATTAAATGCATATTTACAAAGTACTGAAAAACAAGCTGTAAGTTTTGACGAATTATTAGCAATGTCTGGAGGAGTAGAAGGTAGAATACCTGGTAGTTTTGCATACAATCAAGATGGTATAATGATTAACTATGCTACTCAATTAAGTGATCCAGAAAAAGCTAAAGTTGCAGACTATTTAATTAGGACAGGTGTAGTTTCAAATCCTGAAAGAGCTACAGAAATGATAGGACCTTTAGCTCAATTTAGAGCTTTCGAAGAAGCAGGAGACACAGACAGGGCTTTTGAAGTAGGGATTGAATTAGGGTTTATGAACAGACAAGATGGATATGATGTACAAAAAGCTAATAAAATAAATGAGTTAGCGAATCAAGTAAGTATTCTTACAAACACTGACGCACTTAATAATATGGGAAGTTTATTAAATGTTACTGGAGTTAGAGGAGATTTTGTACCAAACACTGGAACAAATATGCAAACAGTTGGGTCTTCTTTCTTAGTTGATGGTACTCTTAGATTTAATGAAGATCAAATGAATCAAATAGGAGAGCAAATGGGATGGGGTAAAATAGGTAGATTTAATGATATGTTTAATACAGATATAGATAATAAAGTAGGAGTAGATGGAAACCCTATGTTTAGAAGAGAGGAAGATGAAAACGGAGTTCCATACTGGTATATGAACTCTGTATATAAAACAGACTTTAGCACATCTAAAGAAGCTGCTGTATATGATATAAGAAATACTGAAACTCAATACGGAGATAACGATGTACAACTGGTTAATGCTTCTAAAGATGTACAACTAATGAAGAAAATTAAAGTAGGTAGGTTTAGTACTTTCTCAAACGACATAGGTAGGATTGGCGGGTTATCAAATACTTCTGTAGTTAAAGATGTGTACAATGCTTATGCTGAAGGTCTTATAAGATATGTTACAAAGTCAGGCGGAACCTCTAACGATTATTCTGCAGTACTTATGAAGATAGAAAGCGCTATTATAAAATTAACTAATAGTAATAAAAACCCTAGTAAACAAGAAGTAGAACAAGCAATAACAGAGGAATTAAAATAAATTTATTATTTTTGCACACATGGCTTTAGACGAAAACAATTTACCTGAAGGCAACGGATTAAAAAGTTCAGCTATAAGCACTGTCGACACACAAGGCTCAGGACTATCTGTTTCTAACACACTCCAAACACTAACATCTCCAAGACAAGGATCTAGTATAAATCAAGCTGCAGCGAGCGCAAGCTTTACAAACGATTTAGCTACAGATCCTAGTATATTTTCAGATGGTCTAAGATCTCAAGGATTTCTTGATCCTAATCAAAATCCTGAAATGTATAAGACTATATATCAGTCTGATGCAGCCAATGCTTGGAATACTTTATTTAATGAAATGCGCACAATGCGTAAGTCAGAAGTTGAAGATGATTTAAGAGGGGTTCGTATACAACTAGCTGAGTATGAAAACGCTAAAGACAGAGCTGATTCGTTTTATGCTGAAGGACTTGTTAGTAAAGTAGAACATTCTAATATACTAAAACAAATAGAAGAAGGACATTTAAGAGGAGGTAAAGATAAATTAGATTTAGTAGATCAACTTATTGATGGTGTAATGGGAGGCTTGTCTCAAGCTTTAACTGCAGAAGATTATGCTAATGCAGTAGACAGAGCTCAAAAATCTGGACTATTAAAAAGAACAGAAAATATTGAAAAGTCGTATTCTAAAAACACTGATACATATCAAAGTTTATTAGAAGAAAAAGAACAGCTTAAAAAAGACATCGAGGAAAGAGAAGAAGAAACAAGGACTGGAGGTTTTGCTAGTTTGTTTTCTGGTGCAATAGGAAGAGGAGATGCTTTTGGTGCTCAAGGAATACCACTACCTATTTATGGTGGAGGAGATGTAGAAGAAGATTATGCTATAAGAAGTAAAATAGAAAAAGCAGGAGGAGCTACTGCGTTAAGCTCGCTGCCAATTTTTAGTAAAGCTTTTGGGCTATCTGATAGTTGGACAGGAGATGAATACTTTCAATATAAAGCAGCTGAAGACGCTGCAGGTTCTATATCTACATTTGAAGGGCAGGTAGCATCTATCGTAGGTCCTGCTATAATACAGACTTTAGAAAAGCAAGCACAAAATAAATATTTTAAAGGAGTTAAAAATCCTTATCTTAGAACAGCATCCGCGTTAACTCAGTTTGCAACAATAGTAGCAGGTAACTTTTGGAGTAGAAATCTTGAGACTAAAATGGAATCAGGCGATGCTTACTGGCAAAAAGTAGATAAACTAGAAAACGCTTTACAAGAAGACCTTAGAGCTCAAGGAATAAACAGAGAACTTACAAAATCAGAAAAAAACAATATAGCTATAATGGCTAATGATGGTGTAGGAGATCTTAAGAGAAAGAATATGTGGCTTGGTGGATCAGATGTAATGCAGTTTGCTTTAACATTTATGAAACTTCCAGGACTATCTAAAGCATTTACAGGAACTACATTTAGAAATATTGCTGGAAGAGAATTATCATCTAGAATGACTGGTAGATTAGGAATAAATGCTCTTAAGTTTAGTGCAGCTGTTGGAGTATCTAGAGAGTTAGAAGGAATGGAAGAAGGCCTTCAACATAAATGGGTACAAGATTATTTAGGTGTTTATGGCGGAGAAACTTCAGGATCTTTTCTAAACAATCAATGGAATTCTATGAAGCGTGCTGGAGGCGACGCTATAGATTATGGTTTAAATATGTCAGGATTAAAAAATTCAGACCCTGAAATGTATGAAAGCTTAGCATTTAAAACAGCTGTACAGTCTGGTAGGGATATGGCAACTATGATGACTGGTGGTGGTAGAACTGTGTCTAATTGGGGAGGAGCTAAATCTTTAGTTGAACTAAAACAAGCTATGTCTTTATTAGGTGAGGGTGGAGATAATGTAAATAGAAAAAGACTTTTTGAAGATAAGAAAAGTTTAATGTATAAGTTTTTCTCACAAGGTAATACATCAAACTTATACGATGCTATATATCGTATGAGTAGAAAGGTTGGCAGTATGAAAACACCTTTAATGACAAGACAAGAAGCAATAGATGCAATAAACGAAGTACAACAAGCTGAAAAAATATACAATGATGTATTTGATAATAAATCTCCTTTAGCTATAAGTGGTTTTGGAATAAACTATGATATAGGAAGACTAGGAGGTAGAGAAGCTTATACAGAAGCAGACAAAAAGAAAGTGTTTTTAAATGCTTTAGATGTTATAGAAAATGGTAAAAGAAATAAAGAGTTATTAGAAAAGCAACAATCATATAGAGAAGGTAAAGACGAGTCCTTAGACTTATATGTTACAGCACTTACAAAAGAAGAGCGCGCTGAGTATGAAGATAAAAATACAACAAAGAAAAGGAAGAAAGAGCTTGAAGATAAATTAACAGCTGAAGGTGTATCGTTAGAAGAAAAAGAAAAAATTAAAGCTAAAATGGAAGATAGAGGGTTTTCATCTACTCCATACGATCAAGAACTTTTAGAGAATGCAGAAGCAACTGAAAAAAGGAAAAAAGAAAATGAAGAAATAGCGTCTGAGAAAAAAACTTGGATAGGAAATCCTGATACTAATGATGGGGCGCTTTGGAATATAAGTGATGTAGAAAAAGTTAAAGCATTAATGGAAGAGCGTGAATCATTAATGAAGAAGAAAGATCTTACTAACGCTGATCTAATGGCTATAGAAGATTTAGAAAGGCAAGAAAATCAGATATGGTATGAACAAGACTTTGAGTATAAAGCTTTAGAAAGAGGTAGATTGTTAGGATCAACTAAAAAGGCTGCTTTAATACATGGTATAGGAAGTATTATACAACATATAGAAAAGTATGGATCAAAAGGTCTTAATAAAATACTGCCATCTATATTAGAAAACAATACTAAATTAGATGCAACTACAATAAAAGATTTACAAGTACTAGCTAATGAAATTGTAACTAACAGGCAGAAAGTAGCAGACTCTATAAAAGATCTTAAAAAGAAAAGACAAGAGCTTTTGTTTGATGCAGAAACTGAAACACAACACACATCATTAACACAACAAGAAAAAGAAGAATTGCTTGAGCTTAGAGAACTAGAAGATGCGGGAACATTAGATGAAGCTCAAACAAAAAGACTTGCAAAGTTAGTATCTAGAAGTATAACAGACAAAGCTTTAGATGGTATTACAGAAGAAGTAACAGCGCTAGAAGCAGAAGAAGCATCTTTATCTGAGACTGCTGATATGTCTGAACAATATATTAGTCGTATAGAATCAAATCCTTCAGATTTCTTAATAAATGATAGCGACTTTGAAGCAAAAAGCGATGACACAATACTAGAAGAAGCTGCGTTAGAAGCTACTGAAGGTATGGATTATATAAAAGATCAATTAAAAAACATACCAGACTTTGCTGATGTAGAAAATGGTCAAAGAATATATAATCAAATAAAAGAAAGAGAAGATATATTTAGAAGAAGAACTGTAGAAGCTGAAGACTCGAGAAAAGACTACTTTGAAAATATTGCAAACACTTTAAAACTAGCGCTAGAAGACATGTCGTCTTTACTAGAGACTATAAAAGCTAATGCTGCAAATAGAACTGAAGAACAAACTGAATCAGAAAGAAGAATGTTTCAAGATGCTTTAAGTTCTTTAGGATTAAATTTAGAATTTGAAGTAGACGAAGGAGCTGTTTTTGAAAATGTAGGAAAAGTAGTTTTAGAAACTGTAGGGCAACCTGCATTAAATGTATTAAAAAATTCTTTATTAACTAATACAGATAAAGTAGGAGTAACATTAGTGCTACAAGGTTTGTTAAAATCTATATTAGCTGATCAATCTAAAGTAAAAACAAAATTAAAATCAGACTTAAAGAAAATATCTAAAGCGCAAATTAAAGCTTTTACAGATATTATAAAAGAAAATTTTGAAAGTAAAGTAGCAACAGACTTTTATTTAGAAAACCCTAAGATAGGTCTTAAAAATGTATTACATCAAATATCTACGTTAAATGAAGATAAAGATTTAAATAATAGAGACTCTGCATTATGGAAATATGTAGATCATTTAAGCCCACATAAATTATTAGAAGATATAATAAAAGAAGATAGAACAGGATTAGAAGCTTCTTCTGAAGTTCTTGAACATCTTCTTATGCACCACATATTTCATCTACAAGCTGAAAATCAATTAGATCTATTAAACTCTGATATAAATGTAACAGATCAATTAGAGAATGAAAAGTTTGTATTGCAAAACAAAACAATAGAGTTTATCCCAACTAAACAACAATTACAATCTATAAGAGAATTATCTGTATTTTTAAAATCTGAAATAGCAAATAAAGATACTTTAACTTTAGGTGGGGTATCCTCTTTTTTACAAGGAGCTGCTGGTACAGGTAAAAGTAAAATAGTATTACCTTGGGCTATACAAACAGCTGGAATACCTAATAGAGCTATTTATGCTTTTGGACATAATCCTAACTCTTCCGCAACTATTAACTCTTCTTTAAACTTAATAAAAAATAAAAAAGACGCAAATACTTTAGACAGCTTTTTACAATTAGATGACGCGGTAGCAGAAGACTTAGAAGTTATTATTATAGATGAAGCTCCTGCATTAAATGATTTACAATATCAAAATGTAGAAAAACAAATAGCACATATAAACGCTCTTAAACACGCAAGTAAAAAACCAGCTATCAAAGTAGTAATGCTAGGAGATCAAGCACAATTAACTAATGAAGTAATATCTCCTCTAGACGCGTTTGGAGCTTTTAAAACTATGCATACAGTAATTACTCCTATTACAAGTATATATAGAAGTGACAATCCAGCTATAGCTAACTTCCAAGATACTTTTAGAAGAAGAAAAGAAGATTTATCTAAAACACAACTAACAGTAAAGTTAAACTCATCACATCCTTGGAGACCTGGAGCAATAGGAGTTTATGGAGTAGCAGGAGATTTTAAAGAAAGACTAATACTTAAACTTCAAAACGCATCGCCAAATGGAGAACGTCGAGTAATTATAACTAACCCAAATAAAAAAGAAGAATACCAAAGCTTAATTAAAGTAAACAAACTTCAAGATGTAGAAGTAATGTCTTTTATAGAAGCACAAGGAGAGACTATAGATGAAGTTTATATGGACATTGTTAGAGATAATATGAATCTCGAAGACTTTAACAAAGCGCTTTACACGGCAACTTCTAGAGCACAAAATTTAATTGTAGCTACTAATTTAAATATAAAGAATACAATAGATCCACAACTAGATGCTGTACAACAAGGTTTAGGTCTAGAGTTAATGCAAAGAAGAGAAGAGTTTAAAACTGAAGTTTTAGAAAACTCTAAACTTTTAAGAGAGTTTGATGAACTATCTGACAGAGAAACTATTCACGAGTCAGTAGAAGAAGCTCTTGAAGAAGAGCCAACAGTAGTAGACGAGTTTATTGATGAAGCAATGTCTGAAGAAGATGAAGCGCGTAACGAAGAGCAAGCAGAAGAGCAAGATAAAGTACACCCAGAAACTACTAGAGGAGAAGAGTTAGATCAAGACTTAATGCCTGAGCAAGCATATGATGTAGAAGAAGATTTAGGGGGTTACACAGAAAACAGCTCAGAAGAATTTGATAATAATATAGATGTTTCTGATAAACATGTTTTGTTTTATCCTGAATATGATGCTTTAAGTTCTACTACTATAAGAAAAGCCACAGTACTTCCTGTTATGTCTGATAGGCCTATATCATTTGTAAAAGGTAGAGCTGTAAGTAGAGACGGTAAAATTATATCAGGAATAGTAGTATTGCAAGAAGCTAGAGAACAATTGGGAACTAGCACAAGATTCTTTGAGTATGATAATAAAAAAGTATTTAGAAGAATAGCTGTAATAGGAGACAGCAATGAGATAGACCAAATGAACTTTTTAACTAAAGCTCAAAAGAAAAGTTTAAAAGACACTTTAAGTACAGGAGTATCAATACCTTTAGGAGAGCTTGGTATACCAGGAGATAAGAGTTTAGTATCTGATACAAACAATGCTGTATCTAGAAACAATATAATAACCGGTGTAGCCATTCCAAAGGGTGGAGCTAGAAGGCTTACATATAAATATGGGTCCCGTAGAGAAGCTTCTTTTACTTTTAATCAACCTGCTGCTTCTAATTTCTTAAAGCAAAATAAAAAACTTGTAGATAATATATTACAAAAATTTATTGATTCTTTTTATACTGAGTCCCAGCCAATAACTGATGAACAATTAAAAAATATTAAACAGTCTAGAGTTAAGATATTTAAGAAGAAAGATATAAAAGATTTAAATGTGCCTGAAGGATTTAACATTAAATCTGGTAGACCTTATTTAGTTATAAAAGGAGTAGGGAATGAAAACAAAACACAATACATAGCTTTAACTGCTAGAAGAATATCTAGAAATATAAAAGATGATGTTAAAAATTATTTCCAATATATAGATGCTTTTGGACAAGCTACAGCTAAGATAGAGCAATTGTCTCAAGGAGCTCTTAAATTAGGTACAAAAGGCTTTGTAGATTTTATTAGAGGGGCAGATAAAATGGCACAAGACATAGCTACTGGAATAGGTAACGTTGCTGCTATGGAAGAACTTATAGAGCTAAGAAATGTTGTAAGAGATTTAAGATGGAGCGAAGTAGACACAAACTCAAACGGAAGTATAAGTAAAAAGACTCAAGGCGTGGGTCCTGCACAGGCTGCTATGAACAAACTTGCTCAAAGTAATTCTATATTTAGAGTAGAAAGAAGAATAAAAAGAAATGGTAAAAAAGTTAGAATAGTTACTTCTAAAAGTTTATTATCTTTTTCATCACAAGGTCAAAGTAAAGGTCCTATTACAACTCAGCTTTTAGAAACAGTGTTTAACTCTCAAGATGATAAAGGTTATAACCACGTACTACACTTACCTTTAGACATAGACATGTTTAATGATCTAGACTCTTCTGGGACCTCTACAACTGTTAGAACAGCTAAACAAAATCACAATGCGGCTTCTAAAGTATTAACAAGCCAGCTTGAAAGTATAGAAGGAACTAAAATTATATTAGGAAATAGTAATGCAGTAGATGAAAAAAGATCTAAACCTAAAGTAACTACTACTAAAAAGAAAAAGAAAAAGCTAAGAGGTAATATAGGAGATATAAATAACTTAGAAGGTAAAGAGTACAGAGAAAAATCTGAAGATTTAAAAGGAAGCCTTATAAGTAAAGATGACGCTAACAATCTTATAAAAAGATTATTACCAGATTTAATTGCTACAGACTCTAAAGGTAATGAGTACTTAAAACCAGGTAATATAGTATACTTAGACGCTCTTAGAATGCTAGAGCTTACAGAAAGTAAAAATGTTTTAGGTAAATTTATAGACCAAAGAATATATCTATTAGAACAAAAAGATGGTATATATGACAATGTAGTACGTCATGAAGTGTTTCATAAAATACTTTCATATTATTTAACAGACTCTGAGCGTAGAACGTTATTTCAAACTGCAAGAACACAATACAAAATTCCTAAAAGCCACACTAATGCTCAAGTAGAAGAAAGATTAGCTAGAGAGTTTATGAAGTTTAGAGTTGATGAAAACTCAGTAGTAGCTAGAATAAGAAAGATATTTAAAAAAATATTAAAGTTTTTAGGATTTATAGATAAGAATGCAGACAACATACAAAAACTATTTACTAATATAGATAATGGTTATTTTTCAGGAAGTAACATGGTTGGAGATCCTGTAAGCACTAACATGAATTTTGAAAGCTTAACAGAGCAATGGGAAAGTGTTGAAATATATAGAGAAGCTAGATCTAGATTTATTAAAGGTATGGACTCTTTAATGTCTGAGTATGATGATGGTCAACAAGATATAATTTCTGAAGTTGACTATGAAAACTCAGAAGTTACAGGCGTTCCTATGGGTAGAGATGAAGCTTTAAACTATTTAGTTGAAAATAACTTTCCTGATTTTGTACAACAATTAGAAAGCAAAGGTTTAGGTAATTTAAATGAAGCTCAAAGCAGAATCTACAAAGCATCTAAGTTGTTATCAGATCCTAGAAAAGCTAGAGCAATGTTTAAAGATGTGTATCAAAGAGACACATTAGATGAAGGATATGAATTAGAAGAAAGTTTACATTTAGACAATGTAAATTTAAGTGATGTTATTAATGACGCTAATCTTAAAGATCATTCTAGAAACTTGTCACAATCTGTTATAGAAGTATTAACAGGTATATCATACACTGCATCAAATGGTAAATCTAAAAGATTAAATATAAAGCATGCTTACTTCCAAGCATTACAATTACTGACTAATACATATGATCCTTCTATAACTAAAATGAGGGCTAACATAAAAAAGAAATCTAAAAATTTAGGTAACAAGCTAGGCACTGCAGGTAAAGCAGTAGAAGATGCAATTATTAAATTAATAGATGAATCATTTAACACTTTAAATGAAAACAATTTACACCAAATAGAAATTGGTAAGGATAGAATAAAAAGAGAAATATTAAACGAACAGTTAAAAAATATTACAGGACGAACTAAAACTGCTACTGCTAAAAGAGATAAAATTAGACAAAAGATAGACAATTTAGATATATCTGATTTTGAAATACCTGGTAATTATCATTTTGTAAATCAAAATAAATTTATATTTTCTAAAGACTCTAACGTTATTGCTGCAGATTTGTTACAAGATCTAGCAGGTCAAGAACAATTTTCTACAGTAGCTAGAAAGAAAAATGAATCTTCTGAAGAATTTTATTTCCGTATATACAATGCATTAGATGCAGAAGGTATGGCAATTCCTACAGAAGCTTTAATTGCTTTATATACTAAAGGTAAAGCTACAAGAGACCTTAAAAACTTAATAGTTAACACAGCAAGTTTAAGAGAAGAAACATTTATGTTGGGTGACTATACCTATGAATGGGATGACAGTACTAAAAGCTCTGTTAAAAAGATAAGATACTACAGACATAAAGAGTTTGGTACAAGAGCTACTGCAAGCTCAGATATAAGAAATTTTATAAACTCTAATCTTAAATCTTTAAAGCAAGCAGCACCAGGATTATTAAAGTCTATTAAAAAATCTTCTACTACTAAAGACAAAATGAATATCTTAAATAAGTTTATGTCTCTTATACAGTACCCTGAAGACAAAGTACTTATACATAGAAAGTATGCTGAACAAGCTCTTATAAAACTAGAAGGATTTTTACAAAGACTTCCTGATGTAGGTAAAATGAATAAAACAGCTCCTAAAGTAGAGAGTGAAAAGACCGGTAAAATGGTATACGACACATTTACTATAGATGATTTAGTTAATGATGAAGGATCTCTTTTAGAAGCTCTTGGTAATATGTTAAAAGTAGAAAACGAAGCTACTAAAGCACATAGTATTAAAAATGTAGAAGGTAAAACTATATATGCATTCCACAATAGTTCTTATGGTGTAGATATAATAAAAGATTTATCAGACAATAAAAAGCCTGAGCACTTACAAGGAGAGTTTTATGGTAATAACATATTTGTTAATGGGCAAAGTGATATACGTGAAATGCAAGACTGGGATGGTATTATAGATAGAAAACGTAAAAACATTCCTATTACATATACAGCTGAAGGAGAAAAGCAATGGTTAGATAGAAACTTTAATTATTATTTTTTAGCAGGGCTTAAAGAAGCTAATCAAGGATTATACTATACTCAACAATTAACAACAGTATCTGATAAATCATCTCCTAAATCAGTGCAGGTAAAAGCATTAAATCCACAACAAATTAAAGAAGCGGTTACAACTATGGTAGAACAATACCATAAAAAATCACTTAAAAAGTCTTTAGTTTTTCCAAAGATTATTGAGAGCACTAGTTTAACAAAAGGTCAAAAAGTTTCTAGAATTATACAAGAGTTAGAAACTAGAACTGATGCTATGTTAGCTAAGATACAATCAGAGAATATTCTTAAAAATATGGACTACTCTGCAGCGGTGGACCAGTTAAACTTTAGCAAGCTATCTAAAGAAAAACAATTGAGAGCTTTAGTAAACACGTTTGTATCTAACTATGCAGTTAACTCTTTCTTTTTAAATCAACTAGTTTTAGGAGACACTGCTAACTTTAAAGATTCATATGATGTAGTTAAAAGAATGTCTATTGCTTTTGCGCCTGGATACAAAGGGTTTGTAAATCCTTTATTAGGTATGAAGAAAAACTTTAGAGTTGCAGTAATGGAGGACCCACAAGCTACTGCTTTTGATTTCTTATCGCCTAAAGAAAGAACAGCTTTAGTAAGAGACTTAAAAGATTTAGGATTAGATAGTCCTATAGATTTAGCTGACGGTCAAGGATTTGTTTTACCTAGTAGATTAAAAGATTTAAGAAGAGGTTTTGGAGGAGGTTTTAATCCTGGAACAGTTATGAAACCTGTTTATTATGGAATAGATTCTACAGGTAAGCCTACCGCGCTTAAATATTCTACAACAGTATTGACAGAAAGCTTAGTTGAAAATCACCCGGGTCTTAAAGCTCTTAAAAAACAAATGGAACTAGCAGAGGTTGATGAACTAGTATTTAAGTCTGGAGTAAAAGTAGGAGCCCCAAACACTTTGTCTAAACCAGGTTATCCTAAAATCAATCCTAACACTAACTTTACAACTAGACCTAAAATAGAAGCTGAATCTATATTAACTTTAGATAATGCAAGCCTTAGATTACAGTTAGATCCTACAGCTGATCCTAATGCTTTAGTTTCAAATCCGACGCAATTAGCTTATATGATCAACACTAACGGATTAAACAGTGAGGCAGCTGCTGATTACTATGAGTCAATGGCAGAGTTAATTGATTCTGGTACAAAAGATTTCTTAATGGAACTAGGATTAATGAATAGTACAGGAGCGGTTAAGAAGTTCTTAAATCTAAATCAGTCTAGAAGGAATGCGATAGAGAAAAAGATAAGAGCTAAAATAATAAATGCAGCTGACACAACTGAGTCTGCACATAAAGAGGCTGAAGTTTTATCCGCTAAAGATGAAAATGGGAACCCTGCAGTTACTATTAATTTCCCTGCTGTAGTAAATAAAATATACCAACATTTAGCATCATCTTTAAGTAAAGCTACAATAAAAATAAAATTCCCTGGGTCTAAGTTAATATTACAAAGTGCTTATGGAGCTACTATAGAAGATCCTGTAACCGGTAAACAAAGACCTTTAAAACATATTACAGCTGATAGACCATATGCTGAAGTTTTAATGCCTAGAATACATTCAGACAAATTTAAACTAGGTGATAGTATTTATGATAACCACATGATGGGTTTCCGTATACCTTCTACAGAATTACACTCTTCTGTATCTTTAAAAGTAGTAGGATTTTATGATGCACATGACACTAATGTTATTATAGCGCCTAAAGAACTTGTTACAATACACGGGTCTGATTTTGATGTTGATTCATTATTTGTAATTAGAAAAGGACATACTAGTGATAAATCTAAAAGCGGTGTTTCTTTGTATACAAATGACAACACTGGGTTAAAAACTAATAATAAAGACCTTTTATTAACTAATAATGAGGTAATACCTTCTTCAGATAATTTTATAACTAGTGTACGAGATGAGGTTAATTATTATCAAAACCAAATTAGAGATTTAAATTCTGTAATGAAGTTAGCAGAAGACAATACAAATAACAGAGAAATTAAAAAAGATCTTAAAAAGACTTTAGAAGTTCTTAAAAGAGTAGAAAAGGCAGCAGTTAAAAATAAAATGTTAGACACTTACTTAGATGTTATAGAAGATCCTAAAAATAGAGAAACTATATTGTCTCCTATTACTATGACTAATTTAAAGGGTAGAGTTAAAAATGGTAAAGATCTAGACAATTCTGTATTTGGAGTAATATCTGAAGATATGGGACTCCCTATATTAGATAACCATTCTCAATTGTATGGCACAAAAGATTTAACAAATCCTTTAGATGAAATGTACATGCATCAAAGTAATCAACAAGGATCTAAACTAACCGGTTCAGGAGCAAACTCAATGAAAGCTCTTGCATATATGATGGAAGCGTCTGAAGGAAGTCAACCATCTGTATTAGTAGATAAAAAAACACAAGAAGGTGAGATATTACCATTTGAATTTACAATAGATGGTATAACATATAGTAGATTAAATAGATATGAAAAATTAAGAGGAGATAAAAACAGTAAGCATACAATTTGGCAAACAATGGACTCTGTGACTAATGCTGCAATTGATAACTCTAAAGAACAAATTTTAAACATCTTAAATTTAAATCAAGCTACTGCTTCTATGTTTTATGTTATGATCGGTACAGGAGTACCTTTAAAAACAGCTGTTAGAATTATGTTACAACCTGCAGTTAAAGAAGCAGCTAGAGTAAATCCTAAACAGTTCAGTAAAGGAGCTTCTATAGTTAGAAAACAAATATTAGACAAATTAGGGAGTGCAAAGTCAAATACTCCTGACTCAATACAAAAAGGAATTGAGCAAACTAAACTAAATACAAAGAGTTTAAAGAAAGGTATCCTTGCAACTAGCTCTAGGTTTAATAAATCATTTGATAAACAACTTGGAAGCACAGCTGATTCTATATTCCAATTAGTAATATTAGACTTACTATCTCCTGAAGGAGCTAAAAAGGGCCTTAATAAGTATGGTAACGATTTAGCAACAGTAGCATCTACTTTACAAGTATTACAATCATTACCTTCTAACCACGAAGATTTAACAGGTTTAATAGACAACATGCAAGATATGTTTGCAGAAGACAGTTCTTTTGGATTTGATCTATCTAATATACTTAATTCTTTACCGCATTTACAAAGAGCAAAAGATACTGCAGAAATATTATACAGTATTACTTCTGAAATATTACATGTAAATAATCCTAGCTTAAAAGAATTTGCTGCAGGTGTAAACACAATGATAGGAAACACATCATCATCTGAAGATAGAATAGGTGGTAACGAAAGAAACAAAAAAATAAGAGAAGAGTTTGTAAGATTTATAGCGTCTATAGTATCTGATACTAAAAGTATACCGCCTATGGATGTCAAACTAGGACAAGTTTCTACTACAGTAGCAGGTACGCAAGCGTTATCTCATAGACTAGCTCTTCAGATTACTGATATGAAGAAAAAGAATACTACAAACGCATTCTTAAGTAGAGTAGCAGTAAATAGAGATAAAAGAGGTATACAGTATATAAGTTCTAATGCTGCAGGCATTACTCAAGAAGAACTTGTAGAAGTATACGCAGACTTTAATAGATTAGATCCTCAATTGCAAGAAGATATATTACAATATTCTATAGCTAAAGAAGGTATGTTATTTGCAGCTAGTAATATAACTATGATGATAGAACCAAAAAGATTTGCTGGATACGATCAAAGAAGAGCTAAGATTTTAGCTGAGCTTATAGAAGATCCTAAAAAATTAGAGGTCCTTAGAAATAGATTTACTGTACAATACGCTCTTACTAATCCTAACCTATTAGCTTCTACAGGTAATAAAAAAATATCAGAAACTATAGTAGAAGAAAATGGTAGTAAGTATGGAACTAGAAAAGATAGATTATCTACAGGAGAAATTGTATTCTATGATTTAAAAATAAATAATGATTTAGGAGAGGGACCTTTGTTCTTATCTAATCCTAATTATAATCAAGTATATATAAGAGTACACCAAGATGTATTAGACCAAGATACAAAAGGATTTAGTTACTATCAAGTAGTAGCTAAAGGATCAGCATCTACTAGTTTTTATACAGTAGATCAGTTAGATTTAAATACTGAATACAATTTACAAACACACTTCCCTAAAAATGCGTTAGTTAGAGCTGTTGAAGATGGATCAGTAAATGAGTTAATTTTATATAAGCAAATAAAAGGTTTAGAAAAAGGAGATAAAATGGTTCTTAGAGCTCATGATGATGTATTAAGAGCAGACGGAATAGAAGTTATAATATCTGATGTATCTGAAGAAAAACAAAAAGATAAAATAACAGAGATAACAACTACAGTAAGTAAAATTACTTTTGAAGAGCAGAGAACAGACATGACTCCTTTTATAGAATTACCTGAGATAGGATTAGATGATACTAAGGAAGAGCCTGCAATGCAAAAAATATCTGATGCGCAAACTATAAGTGAAGAAGCTGCTAACATTATAGTATCTAGATTAGAAAGAGTTTTTGGATTTAAAGCTAAGGTTATAAATAGACCAGATCTAGAATGGGCCGGTAAATTTGTAGCTGATGTTCCTATTATAAATGTAGCATACATGAGAGCGGATACTGCTTTTCATGAGTTTGCTCACCCGTGGGTAACAGCTATCTTTATGAGAAATAAACCATTATTTAATAAGTTAAAACTAGAGCTACAATCTAACTTAGAAGGTCAAGCTATACTAGCTAAAGTAAAACAAAGATACCCTAACTTAAAAGGTGATGAATTCTTTAAAGAAGCTATTGTAACAGCAATTGGAGAGTATTCAGCAGGTATGATTGATGAGCAAGGTAAAGGTTTAGTAGACGCAATATTTGAGCTGCTAAAAAGAATAGGTACTATGATAAAAAAATTATGGAATTCTAATGCCATAATTACTCCTGAAGAGTTAACAAATATGGACCTAAGAGGACTAGCTTTATTATTAGCAGAAACAGATGCTCGATTAGAAACTAATATAACAGAGTTTAAAAATCAACCTAAAATAGTAACTAAACAAAACTTCTTAAAAAGATTACAAGGTGAAGGAGTTATAAGCCCGGGGCAGGTAAATGGATATTATGCTATTATGGATATAGTTCCAGGTACTACAGAAAGAAGACCAGATCTATTTAACAAGCATGCTGAAATGGTAGCGCAATATGAACAAGACTATCCAGGATTAATAAGAAGAGTTGGAAATGATGTAGTATTTGATTTTGAGGTTCCTGTAGAAGAGTTTAGCGCTAATGCAGAGTACCAAGTTATAGATAATGACCCCATAACAGATGAAAAAGGATTGGATAAAATAGTTGATGAAGATACAATTAAATATTTAGAGAATGCTAGAGATGTTGAAAATGTAAGACTCTCAGATGATGAAGCTAATTACCAAGGTAACAGCGGTGTTTATAAAAGACTTACTCATTTTGTTAAAACAGGAGTTTTAGGACAATCTACAGATACAGTTGCTTCTGAATATGCTGCTAAAAAAGTATTTGAAAGAAATAAAAGAAACATTGAAACAGGAACTATATTAATAGAAAACAAGCCGTTTACATATAACCAACTAGTAGATAGATTCCAAAGAAAAGCTAACAATTCAGCAGCTAGAGGTAGAGCAGTGCATAAACTAATGGAGTGGTTAGTAACTAAAGATGATAGAGTTTTAAAAGATTTAAGAGAGATACAAAGAGAAAAACCTGATCAAGATGCTATAACAGATGCATCATTAAAATGGGTAGAACAAGTAGGAGAAGGAGTTTTAAGAAAAATAGGATATACAGATACTGATAAAATGAAAGCAGAACTAATGCTGCACAGTCCTATATTAAGTATAGCTACACAAATTGATGGTTTAATACAACATGAAGATGGTACTTTAACAATGGTAGATTGGAAGTCTGGTGGATATTTCTTAAACGATAGATCTACTGCGCAAATGATGAGATATTCTAACGGTACTACAAACGATGTGTCAGATAGTAAACTAAATAAAGCAATGTTAGAACTAACCTTAAGAGCTATTATGGTTAAAGAACATCAGCCTAATGCTAAATTTAGACAGATTATGGTGCATCATTTAGAAAAATCTAATCCATTTAAACAACCGTTTGAAGTGCATGTAAAAGATTACTTAAAAATTATATCTAATTATTTACAAGCTGAAAAACCAGAAGAATTTAAAGCTTTAGAAGAAAAAGGTTTATTAGATGCTAATAATTACATATCTCAAGACATGAGAAATAATGCTGCTTTAGACAAGTATTCTCATCAACCTTTAGAAGCACAAGTAGAAGGACTAGAAAAAGATATAGAAATACTAAGAACTAAAATAACTACTCCAGGAATGTCTAATGATTTAAAAGCGGATAAAGATCTATTAGAAGCTTTAACTACAGCATATCTAGAGCTTACTAAAACATCTAAAGAAACGTTAAATTCTGAAGGTAAATTAGGAGACTTTAAAGCATGGGCAAGTTCTATATATAATATAAACAGTCCTAGACTGCAAGCATTTAATAAAATATTTAGAAGAGCATCTCAAAAATCTCAAAACAAAATAGAAAACGAGAAACAAATTGCTGAAAAACTATTTAAAGATGTTAGAGATGAATTTATGAAAAAAAATCCTGCAGTTAAAATAACAGGCCTAGCAACTTTAGGAGCTAGATCTGGATTTGATTACAAAGGTTTATATGATTTTGCTTATGAAGAAAAATTAGACGGTGTTCAAACTCCGGGAGTATACATGATCAGTTTAGAAGATGCTAAAACTAAATATGATAAAGGAGAATTAACAGATGCTCAGTATAAACTAGTAAAACATTTAAGAGAAACTTGGAATGCAAATTGGTCAGAGTTAATGAATAAAAAAATGGAATCTGGTAATCCTTATTCTAAGATTATAGGAATGCATAATGTAGACAACACTGTTATTGAAGGTAAACTACATCCTAACTTTATGCCAAGACTTCCTCTAGAAAGTGCAGAAGCATACGAAAGATACAGAGGTGAAGGATTTATTAATAGACAAGTTAAAGGTACTGGTCAAGTTATAAAAAACTTTGCAGCTAACACATTCTCTCTATTTATAGAGCAAAATTACTATGGTCAAAACGATAGTATTAACTCTCATATACCTGTTAGGTTTATGGGTTCTACCGGTATTATAGCAGATCAAGTACATTCATTTAACTTAGAAAGAATGCATTATGATTTTACAGCTAATCTAATGCGTAAACAAGAAATGGATTTTGTAGTAGCTTTAGGAGATGGATTAAAAAGTTATTATAATACAATGAAAGATTTAAAAGGTAATGATGATAAAGGGTGGAAAAACTATGAGAAATTCATGGAAAACTTTATTATTAATTCTATAATGCAAGAAAGAACTGCAGGTAGAAATAACCATTGGTCTTCTAAACAATATAATATTGTTAATCCTTTTTATGATCCAAATAAACCTACTAGTCCTTACAACAAGCAAAGCTTCCAGTTTAGTTTATTTAAATTAATGATGGCAGTTAAGCATATAACTACCGGTAAAGCTTTATGGTTTAAATTTATTGGAGGTACATTTAATGGGGCTATTATTTTAATGTATACTGCAATGAAAGCAGTGCAGGGATCTGCAGCTAAAAGATTAGGATATGATCCAGGAGTTATAGATGTAACTACAAGCCAACTTTTATGGGCAGGTAAAGAGGTTGGTAAATACTTTGGAGATCAAATATTAAGATCGTTTAGTAATGATCCTTCTAAAAACAAATTACACAATCTATTAAAAAGATTTAAATATTTACCAGATAATTATGATTACGCCGTAGATCAATCAGACATGATGAATCTTAAGAATCCTACATTAACATATGATAAATTATTCTTTTTCCATGCTATACATGAAGAGTGGGGGCATGCATTACTTTTAGCAGCGCAAATGAAAAATATTAAAATGGCAGACGGATCATCTATATGGGACAGTTATGATAATGAAGGTAATTTTATGAAAGTTAAAAATGGAAAAGCTAACGTTAGAGGTGTAATAACAGATCCAAGCGGAGTTAAAAGGGTTATTGGAGAGCTTACAGAAGATGAGATAAACAAGATGCTAAAAATGTCTACTGATATACATGGAGCGTATAGAACTAGTGAAAGAACAGTACTAGAAAGTACCGCGGTAGGTGTTTGGGCAATGCAGTTTAAGAAATATTTACCTGCGCTATTGATTCAGGAAATGGAGTCAAGAAAAGATGATGTGTACATGGGTAAATATGAAGCATTAACTGATGAGAAAGGTAATAAAATTAAAAGTGAAGTTGAAGTAGATGGTCAAATGGTTGAAATGGATACTATGGATTGGGTTACTTGGCAACATGAAGGTAGAGCTAAACTTTTATTAAAGTTTATAGCTTCTATGAAAGGAGGTCAGTATACTAATTACAAGTATTCTAATTTAAATGACAGAGATAAATATGATTTACTTGGTATATTATCTAAATTCTCTGCATTTGCTTTAATGGGGCTTGCAATGTCAACTATGGATGATGATGATTATCCAGAACCACTAATGCAAAGAATGGAGTACTTACAAAAAGATGCTTTACAAGGGTTAATGCCTAGCGAGCTCTTAAGAACACTTAAGAATCCATTTGCAGTTATAGCACACGCTAATAGTATAATTGAAACTGACTTTAGTATAAGTGCTCAAAGAAAGAATATTCCTTTCCTATCTATAGGAGCGGAGTTAGAAAGGTATGGCATGATTGAAAGGTAAAAAAAAGGGGCAAACGCCCCTTTCTTTTATTCTCTGTCCATTGACATTTTTAACAACAATAAATAACCAATTAGATCATCTACAGTATCTTCTGTTTCATCAGTAATTCCTTTATTACTTATTCTTGCTAATTTATCATCTATTCTAGCACATATAGCTTCAGTAGAACCTAACTTACTAAATATATTTGTAGGATTAAGCGCTGTGTTACCATACGCCTCATTCTTTTCTTTTAATAAAGTAGTAATTTTAGTTGTTATCTGATCTAAATGCCATCCAAATTTAGGACTTGCAGGCTTCCAAGGATCTTTGTTTCTTTCAGTATCCCAATAAAGATCATTGTGACTAGAAGTACTAGTATAAGTCGCATGAACTTTTAAAGCCGGCGGCTCTTTTATTTTACATTTTTTACTCATTTTAATAATAATTTAAATTAAACGTTTCTTCTTCTTCATTCATTATACTATATAATTCAGAGTCTTCAGGAAGAAGAGCATCTAACTTACGTTCTAAGTATTCTCTTCTTTCTTTAGACTTAAATAATATTTGACCCATATTACCATCAATATCAAATCTGTGAAAATCTAATATTTGTAGTTTATATTCGTCTCTTAATTTTGAATATTTACCACGTTTAAAATTTTCAAAATCTTTTTTATATCTATCAGGAACTTTAAATACAAATAATAAATGTTTTGAAGAAGGATTCTCTACCGCAATAAATGAACTAATTTTATTTAGTAAACCTACAAATTCAATAAAAGCTTTTCTTTTAGAATTTTTATACAGTAGCAGAATACAATCAACATTGTTACGTTTTTCAATAAAAGCATTAATAAAAAGTGTATCATAAAATAATAGTCTTCTTTCGCCTCCTAGCATAGGAAATAAAAATAAACTAGTTTTAGTTTTACGCTCACCATTCATTGTCTTCTTCTTTTGATTCATTAAAGGATGCTATTTCATTTACTCTAAACACTAGTTCAGATTCTTGGATTCCCATATTATACGCTTCTTGTTTTGTTCTAAGTAAATATACAAGATTATAGGTTTCTGCAAATTTAATGATTCCTTGGTGCATTCCAAATTTTTCAGTATATTTTTCTAGAACCATAGTCAACTTAGGATTATCGTCAACCCACTTTTCTGCAGTTTTTTCTCCTACTTTAGGAATACCAGGTATACCATCTGTTGAGTCTCCCATTAATGTTTGAATTAACAAAAATCTATCTGCATTATCTTCAGTAGTAAAAACAAATTCCATTTTACCGTAGTTATAATGTGTTCCAGGAAGTTGTTTTAAAACATCTTTATCTGGACTACATATAACAGAATCTGGATGATTATCTTTAAATATAGCTACTAAATCATCTGCTTCTAATCCGGCAACTCCATAAAATCCCCACTTTTGTTGTATATACTCTTTAAGAGCATAGAATATAGGTGGTTTTGCTGTACCTCCTTTTCTATTATATTTATATGGCTTAGTTTTTGCTATTCCATATCTAAAACATCTTCCTAGAGTTAAAAACCCTATGAAGAATTCTGCTTCTGCAAAATTTATTATTTGTCTAATTCTCATATCTAAGCTTTCCATAGCTTCTTCAAGAGTGGGTTTCCCCATTTCATAATAAATTAAACTGTCAGCATCTATTACTGCTATTTTACTCATTTTTTTAATTTTTATTAGGTTAAACATATTAGGGGGAGGGTCCGTGGCATATTACATTAATAACCTCCCCCTTCTATGCAATCAATTAAACCGAGTTGCAAAACAACTCTTTACAGTTAGTCTTGCATGTACTTTCTGTACTCCGGTTTAACTTGAACTTTAAATGTATACAATTCCCTATTTTGGATTTGTATTTCTTGTCTACATAATACCTCTAAAGCTCTAAAACATCTTGAATCTAAAGAACCTTTGTCTTCAAAATATTTAATTGCTCTTTCAGCATTACATTGGGATAGATCATGTATATCATGTTTTTCCATCCAGTATTGCACATCCTTATTTCTATTAAAATTGTATGATTTTCTATTTAAGAAATCAGCATACTCATATAATAAAAATGGTTGTCCTGTTGGGTCAATAGTAGGTATTATTTTACCTGCCATCTCATATTCTTCGTCAGAAGCACTATAATTATCAATCATTTTTTTAATATCTTCCATTAACTCTTTAGTCATAGGAACTCTATTAGCAGATTGATTAAGAATAGTATCTGTCTCAATAACATCTAACTCTCCATCTTCAATAGATTTAGCTAAAGTTAAAGACATACTAGTAAAGAGATAAGAATCATAAGGAGCACTTTCATAATCTACATTATGTTGGTAGTGATCTCCTAATGATCTTTTATCTAGAATAACATCGTTACCGTGCTTGCTATAATAATCTGAAACTGCATCTCTATGATCATTGCAAAAATAACCATTAGTCAGACAAAACATCATTTTAGTCTGAGCAATATTAGCCACACTAAGATATTTATCATAGAAATTAGTATGAGGAATAACAAAATCTGCTTTCTCATAGTCATTAGTAACAGTAATTTTATGCTCTTTAAGCGCTGCTTTTAATCTATCAGTTGATACATTATGCATTGGTAATATAAAAGCTTTTTTAACTTGCGTTAAATCATTAGTTGTTTCTGTTTCTAATATGTTTATTATTTTATCATATTGAGATTTTGACTCAGATAGATATAAAGTTTCAATGTCAAGATTGTTCATCATTAGACCTGCATGCTTTACATCTGTAAATCCCAAGTCATCTAATAACTCGGGACTCACTTCACTGTGGTGTACATTTTTACTTGCCATTATTTAATTGTCATTTTAATTATAGCTGGATTCATCATCATTTGGTTAAACTTAGACTTATTTCCAGTGTATATTGTCCTAACTACTAAATACTTTAAATCGTCAGTAAAATAGCTTCCCGTGCACAGGTTGACGAGACGTTCTTGCATTTTTGGATTTACGGTGTCTGTTTTTGAGTATGCAACAGAGAAATTAGCTATACGAGTAGCTAAAAGGCTAGCTATGTCAGCTCTATAGCTATCACCAGTACCTATACACTCAGTTAACTGCGGAAGTACCTGCTCTGCTTTACCAAGAACTATCTCTCTTGGCGTCACTAGTTTGTCAAGCTTGTTATTAATAAACGTAGTAAACATAGAAGCAAACTCATTACCTACTGAGCCCTCACCAATCATTTGAACTAACGGTAACTCATCTTCAAATGCTTTAATACTTGATATACTATTAAAGAACGTTGATATAGAACGAGCATTAGTTTCTTGAGTCACTAACTCAGGATGCATCAACAAGAAGTTAATACATCTAGTATCTATACCATTCTCTTCTGCCCAACGGCCCCACACATTAACATCAAATTTAAGATTTGCTGTAATATAACGAGTCTTTTGTGCAGAATCTACAGAGTTTACCATATAGTCACCATTATCAGGATTAGCTGTTAAGATAATATGCCAATCTTTAGGCAAGGTCCATGAGATATATGTCTGTCTATCTACGAGCTCCATACAAGCTTGAATAAATCTTGTATCTGCACGGTTCCAGTCATCAAGTAGCAGTACACCACCGGCTTTCTTATCAGCAATCCATTCTGGAGCTGAATAAGACATTCTGCTTTTACCAGTAGTTTGAAATCCTAGTTTAGAGTGATCGTTAACAGCTACTTCATCTACCCATTTACCTCTTTTCTGACCTTCTACTTCTTTCCACATTTGAAACTGCTTAATAGGAAATCCTACTAAGTCACCTAGCTCTTCTATCTGAGCTAAGTTAAGCTTTACAAAGTCAAGACCATGTGCAGCTGTCATGTCCATAATACTAGTTGTTTTACCAATACCGGACTCACCTACTACTTCAATAGCAACAGGCTTTTTACCTTGACCTTGAAGGTGTCGGTTGTTTTTAATAATATGTCCTACAAAATCTTGTAGTTCATCTATATTTAAATTTACTTCATTCATAATTTTTGGTTTAATTGATTTAATTTAATTGAATTTTTATTCCAGGTAACTCTTCGTTAATCCTAGATTTACTGCTATGTACCCAGAGAGCGTTCTTTGGGCAATTGTCAGGATTAGGAGCTTCACCATCTGTGAGACATATAAATCCTGAATATTTAGTTTTAGGATCATTGTAATGATCTGTAACTGGTTGAAAGCACGTTCCACCTCTACCTTTGATTTCCCAAGACTTTTTAGGGTCAAATTCTGAAATATCAGTTATTTGGGTGTCAAACTGTGCAACAGTAATTTGGTTACCAGTTCTATACATGTGACCTAACTCATGCATAAATTCTACTAGCTCCTCACTACTAACGGACCCTGATGTGTCAACGCCTACGAGCACATGATTCTTATGCTTAATTTTAAGGCCTGGGTTTCCAGCATAACGCTTGTTATTTTTACGTCTAAGTTTTTTAGTATAAATTTTAGATGCATTATTAACATAACGTTTAAGAAAAGATTTCCAATTGAACTTAGGAGGATTTATAGTAAATAACTTTTCAATTATTTCTGCCAATTCTCCAGGAATAGTACCACATTTCTTCTGAATTTCTTCAGCCGTGGTTTTCATTTGGTGTTCATATTGTTTCTGAACTAGTTTCTTTTCAGCTTCAGGTAAATCTGTAACTTCTTCCCACTCTTTATGATCATATTGACTATTACCGTCCATTTGATCTAGAATTTTTTGAAGACTTGAATTACTAGAGTTACCATCTTGATCGCATTCTTTATTAAGTATATCATAATATACTTTAGTACCTGCTTTCTCTGGTAAAAATATACCGGGGAAAGAGAATCTCGTCAAGCCACCCTCTGGCAACATATACTCAGCAATATATTGGTTGATTTCTATATCTGCCGCAATATTAAAAAGTTTTTTGTTAGGGTATCTATCTGCCAGTATAATATGGCCAAAAGCTATATGTAATAGCTCATGTTTTAGCAAGCCATGTTGATGATGCTCACTTAAGTTAGAGAAAAAGTCTGGATTAATAACCAGTCTCATCCCAATGCCGTGTTTTCCTACACCGGCTGTGGCACAACTCTCAGTGAACTCTTTTTGGAGTCCAATGAGAAATATACCATAAAAAGGCTCAGAGAATATCAGTGTTTTAGATACTCTCGAGAGTTGTTCATGTGTTGATCGCATATTTAGTTTTTAGAATATATACCTTATATTATTCCAAGGTATAATTGATTGATGTAATTTTTTAAATTGTCTTATATACTCAGACTTAAGTCCAAGCTTGTATCGTACATTTTCTCCACCATATTGTGAAATTTTAACTTCTTGCTTGTCTGGAACCCAAAGATCTACTTCTGTCTTTGCGTTAGCAATCATGTTTTCTGTGTGTTTTTTGAAATTGTGTGTTAGAAATATAACTTCAGCTTGTACTCTGCTTTTATATTTTCTATCTACAATAACATTAACATCTTCAAATAATCGTGCATAATCATTTATCCAAGTATCTGTGACAATAACTGGAGAAAAATTTATGTGTACGTCGTACCCTGCTTCTATAAAATCATTGATTGCTATAATTCTATCAATAATTTTAGTTGTATTAGGTTCATGTATATCTGCCATTTTCTGAGGCATTAAGCTAAATCTAATACGTATTTTAAATTGAGGGTTATATGCTAAAAGTTTTTTGTTTACAAACTTTGTTGCAAAAGATCCCATTGCTACTGGGTGAGCTCTGAAGAAGTCAAATATATCTTCCCACTGATGGTACTTAGCGTGAAGACAAAAATCCTCATTACAACTTATATCATATGTTGTAAACTCAGAGTGTGTTTGATTAGGCTTCTCTACGGGTGTAAAGTAAGCGTGATTGTTTATAGCTGTAAGTATATCTCCTGTGTTAGTTGCTACAGTAAGACCTGTTGCTCTATGTCTTTTCATGTAACAATAAGAACAGTTATACAAACATCCATAACCAAAACTTGGTGTTATAAAGTCTGTGGATCTACCAGAAGGCCTTATAAGCATAGACTTTCGAGTAATTTGTTCTATCATTACTAGCCCATGTCTCTTTTTTCATCTGCGCGATCTTCTGCAATAGCATCAAGTCTTTGATTTTTATACTCATAGTCTTCAATAGACTCTTCAAAGAAGTCGTCACATGTCTCACATACAAATCCTTCTAGAGGTTCTGCATGATCTAAGCATTTGCTATCTTGACATATACCATTTACTATTGGTGCATCACAGCAAAAGCTGCGACCATCATCATTATCTGTGTATTCTGCCCCACAGCAAGGGCTTACCATTTCTGTCATGTTTAATTGATTTTTTTAATTAATTCTATAGTTTCTAAAACTTGTTTTCTATTCTTAGGTAAGAAAAGTGTGTAAGTATTATCTGATTGCATAATATGCTTTTTAAATAGCTTCCATTTTATAGGAAACACATCATTAGCAAAGCCTTTAACTTCTATTATCCATTTATTGTTAGGGTCTACAAAGTCTGGTGTATAAGTTATATCTCTAATTTTTACAGTAGTTTCTACATAGCCCTTGGATTTATGGGGCTCTACACAAGTATAAGGAAAACGGAAACCCTCCATTAATATGAACTTTTTCTTTTCATATAATGATTTGATTCCCGCTTCCTCTAACTTTTGATATGTAAATAATTCTAACTTAGATCTGAACTTAATACCTTTATAAACACTAGCAATTGCATTTCTAACTTTCTTGTTTACCGGCTTCTTCTTTAGTCTTCGTCTCACTTTTTTGTACATTAATTATTATTTGTTTTATCTGATCAATTCTCCATTGCTTACCGCGCTGAACATATTCATTAGCTATAAAATCTGAAATGTCTTTACTAGCCCATTCTTCTTTTAACGTAGCATTTAAGAATCCAAAAGTTCCACAAATTCTTTCTGCCATTGTCTGTCCAGCTAAATCATTATCATAAAACAAAATTATACATTTAAAACGACTTTTAAGTCTTTCTATAACATTTTCATCCGGCATAGTTGTTTCACTCTGAAACGCAATTGCTGGAATACCAAGGCTATACAAAGACATAACGTCCTTTAAAGATGAGGTTATTACTAGAGTACCTTCTAGACCTTTTAACATATGTAGGCCTTGAATTTGAGTGGCATTAGTATTTGAAAACCATTTCCTTTCTTTTTCTTTGGGAGCATATATTTTATACTTTAACCCAATTCTATAAGCATAGGTGATAGATTTACACACAAATCTATTTTCATTTATCCAGAAATGAGAAATAGGTTCAACAAGAAATTCTTTTAATATTTTTTTACTAATATTAAACTGCTTCCAGTACTTAGCGTCGTCAAACGTCCATTCTCTTTTCTTCTTTTTAATTATTGTTACTCTTCTCGTTTCAATAGTTTTATTATACAGTTTTGGCTTAGAGCCGCTAATTCTTTTAAAAGTGCTATTAGCAGGCCCTAAGTTTAATCCAAAATCTGTATCTATAATAAGTAAAGCTTCGTGAAAAGTACAAGTAAATTTATAACTTACATATGTAAAACAGTTAAACGCATGCTGTGGTTGCCCAAAGTCTTTGTATAACAATCCTCCATTCCAAGCTACAATTACACTGTCATTTGAAGTGTCTTCTCTGAATTCACTACAAAATCTTCTGCCCACATCTTTAAAAGACGGACAATAATACTTAAATATATCAAAAGGTGATATTTTTTGTAAAATTACGTCTGTATGAAGATGGGCCCCACTGTCTCTACTTTCAATTACCATACTATTGTAACCAGTCGTCTGATTCAGATGGAGCAGCCGGCTCAGCATCAGCAGTTGTTACTGATAACTGTGGCGTAAACTGTCCCCATTGTAAATCTCCAGGGAACTCAGCATTAAATCCTGAATATTCTCCATTAAGAGCTTTAACAAAATAAGAGTCTCCTGATCTTTGTGTTCTACCAAAGTGACTTGTATAAACATTCTGATACTTACCATCTTTAACACCTACAAGAACTCTAACTCTGTTGTTAGATAACTGTGTAACTAGTTGTTTAAGCTCTGAAAGATCAGTTCCTGCTGCAATTTTAGACATAGTATCTAAAGATACTTTACCTCCACTTGCAACGTTAGCCCAAGCTTTAATAAAACCAATTAACTTTTCTTCATTAGGGAATGCGGCTCTAATACCTTCTTTCTTATACCAGTCATAAGAACTTAAACCCCCTTCGTCTGTTGCATAAGCAAACTGACCATAATGGTTTACAAATTGAGTTTTATCTCCATTTCTAGTAATTTTTGGTGTATTTTCTAACAAAAACTCTACTTTAGTTGTAAGGTCTTCATTAGATACCCAGAAACATACTTTAAATATGTCTTTACCATTAAGTTCCATTGAATAATTTGGCTCTTGTTTTACATTAATTCCCATTGCATGTAGTTCTGCCATGTTAGGATTTACTGCTTTTACTTCCATATTAGTTAAACCGGCCCACAATTTGATTCCTCCTAATACTTCTTTACTACTGTCATTACTTTCTATCATTTTTTTATTTATTTAAATTACATATCAAAAGAGTTACTCTCTTCTAATTCTATTGGTTTAAGCTCTTGGTTTTCGCCCCAAGGCACTGGCGTTACTTCTTCTTCGTCGTCTGTGTCAGATAACTTGTCACCATCAGGTACACCTGTTATTTCTGGAGTATCAATTGGATCTACTGTTTCTGCTGAAGCTTTTAATAAAGTTTCTTCTGGAGTTTCATATTCCGTAGGACTTAACATTTCCAAAATAGCTTCTTGAGTCTCATGCATTTGATCTTTAACTTCTGTAACTGTCTCAATAGCTTCGTCTATAGCCTCTTCTAAAGTTACTTGATTAGGATCTATTGCTTCTACTGCAGACTCTAAAGTTTTATTAAATGAGTCAGCTCTTTCCTGAGCAACTTTTTCATTAAAACTAGGATCTACTTCATCAGCTTCTGGAAGTGCAGCTTTTATTGCATCTAAAGGCATGCTTTCTTCAGTGTCATCTACAAATGTAAAAGACAAAGATTTCTTTCTACTTGGTCTTCTACCTTTAAGAAAAGGATGCTTAAACATCTCATCAACTTCCCAAGGTTTAATACCATACTTAACAGCCATATCTGACTTGCTAACACCGTCTTTTAGATCTTGATCTATCTGCATAACGGAAATTTTTGGAGGCGTTTCACCTGCCTGTACGTTTTTTCTAATTTCAATCATAATTAATTATCTATAAATATATTTGACCAGACTAAGGGCATGGTCTTCCCTATTAAATGCGGACATCTTGTACCACCTGTTACATCTTGCAAAGAATCAAAGGAAATTATAGTTTCATCTTTATCTCTGCTTATATAACCAATAGCATCTGCCCGTGAGCAAGTAATTTGTTTAAGTTTACCAGTAAGGTCGAGATCTTTTACAACCACTTCCGTACCTTTCTTATCAACTACTTTATCCTTTAAGTGACCAACTAAGATTACATGATCTGCTAGTCTGTTCAATTTATCTATCCATTTTTGAAATGCTATTCTTAAATATAAATAGCCGCCGCCGTTAGGCAATGATAGTATTGACATTCCAGGATACTTTGTATCAAAGTTTTTACCCATAGGAGTTTTCATATAAAGTAACTTAGCGTCTGCTTCACACCACTCTTCTAATTTAGAAATAGTGTCAATTGCTACGTACTTATATGGTTTATTGTTTTTAATTATCTGTTGACCAACTTCAGATAGTTCTTTTAAGCTGTTTACTTTAATTTTTAAAGCATCAACCATATCTGAACCGTCTTCTAAGTCAATAATTAAACAATTATCTAACTGAGCTAACATAGTAGTCTTACCTATCTTAGGTGGACCATATATTATCATGTTTTTAGGGGATTTGCGGCTCGCCTTAACCTTCGCTTTTGGTAGCTCCATACTCTTCTTTTTTTATTTTATACTTAGTTATTAATCTATCTCTTTTCTGTTCTAGTTTAGCTTTAGATACAGACGGACTTGAAAAAATAGAAACATCTTCATATTCTTTCACTACCCTCCCTTTAACTTTCTTCAATTTATTTATTGTAGAAGTTAAGTTCTTAACAATTTTAACTGCACGTTCTCTCATCTCTTAGTTTTTAATTTACCTCTTAATGAATTGCGTTTTGACATAAGTTTATCTAGCTCCTCTGGATTGTTTTTAAATCTTTTCATACGTTTATCTGTATGATTGATCTCATTTAAAAGTGCTAGTTTTAGTCTTGTTTTTCCTTTCTTTTTGCTCATAATCGTTAATGTTTTTAAATAATTGTTCGTTTTGTGTTAATTCTCGTTGAAAGATTTTTTTAAGCCTTTCTTTCATTATGGCTCTTATTGTTCTCATTGTTTTATTCTTTCGTTAATAGTAAATGTAGACATGTCTGCTTGATATGGTATCATACCTAGCATACCATCTCTATTCTTTTCAACATGACAAGCCAATAAACCAACCGGGTCCTCATCACAATAAGTATTAGTAATACCATACAAATCATGCGGCCTATTAAGAATCAAAACTACATGTGCATCCTGACCAATGCTGTCACCACCAAAGAGATCAGTTAACAACGGCTGATATTGATTTTTTGCACGGTGCTCTTGCTCAATGTTACGATTAAGCTGAGACAATAATATATTTACAGCTCCCATTTTAGATTGTAAATACATACAACCTTTAGAAACTATATTAAGTCTTTGCAGCTCAGTCTCTGATTTACCTGAAATAAGTCTAGAATGATCATATACATTGATTACAGTCTTTTCTGGGTATTTATTAAATATATCTTCATTAGCTTTTATAATAAAGTCCATACTTCTAGGATGATTATTAAAATAAATATCATAGTTATTATATCTACTAGCGTTAACAGCATATTTATTAAAATCAACTTGAGATAAAGGCTTATCTAAAGAAAACAACTCTCCAAGGCCTTGCTTAAGATCTTTTGAAGCACTACGCATTATCTGCTGATAACCGGGCATCTCAAAGGTCCAATACAATACAACCATAGAAGTATTTTGATTCTCATCTAGAACATCAAATATCAATTGATTACTGAACGCAGACTTACCTACGCCGGGGCGGCCTGCAATTACATACAATTTCCCTTTTTGTAAACCACCCAGTAAGTTACGATTTAGCCTAGGCCATTTAGTAGCTATAACATCTCTGTTACCAGTCATACCAGCTCTTACAACAGCAAGAGACTGTTTAACCGCGGTCCCTATCTTCTGAAAGCCGCTATTTTTAAAGGGATCTTGTAATTCTTCCATCATTTTTATTTGTTTTATCTAAGTTAATATCTATGTAGTCTTCCCACGTATAATTGTTAAGCCATGTTTCTAGCTTCTGCATATATCCAAGACTATCTTTGTCTAGTTCTAATTGAACTCTTAACAATGCCATAATCTCTTTGTGTTTTGCTACCTTCTCATTTGTTATCTTGCGATAACGATTTTTAGCTTTCATATTAGTGTAAGCATTAGGGTCTTTAGCATGTAATACACGCCTACCACGGTTAGGAGACTCTACAACTGCAGGATATACTTCAATTAACTCATTGAACAAGTCATCAAAATCACCTGCAAATTGGTCAAGCCACTTATCAGTTACTTCGTAACTGTCATCTAACCACCCTTCAACTCTTAAAAATTCATAATTAACACTTTCATCTAATTTTTCTGAAATCTCATTAGCTTTATGTTTAGCATGTAAAGCTACGTACTCGTTAGGGAGTAAATCTAGTTGTTCTAGTAATTCTAAATCTATTTCTATTTTCATATCTCAAATGTTACGTTTTTTAAATTTTTAGTTGCACTCTTAATCCACTTCTCTTCTTGACTATCTCTCACATATAATACTATAACTTCACCGGTTTTTCCTTCTTGAAATCTTATAAGCCTACCTACACGTTGTATCATAGATAATGACTTACTAGTAATTCCACATATAATACCCATATTAGCATCAGGTACATCAAAACCTTGATTTAAAGCTTTTGTTGAACACAATACATTTATTTTACCAGTTCTAAAGTTATCTAAAGCAGCATCTTTTTGTTTCTTACTTCTTTTAGAATGATAACTTTGAGCTAAAGGTATAACTGAGTCTGATAACATATCAGTAAATTCATTAGCACCTCCAAAAGCAAGTATTCTTTTAGTTGGGTTAGCAAAAACTAAATCTCTAAAAGCATCTATTTTATTGCTAGCAAAATCTATAATCTTTTTACGCTCTCTTATACATCTGTAAAATTGAGTAGCAGCTTTCTTTTCTTGAGGGCTTGCACTAAGGTCTTGCATAATAAGCTTTGCATTTTCCCAAGCATCAAAATTTCCTAGCTGACTCTTCCAATAAACAAATCTATTGTTGACTTTCTTGTAACTTGTACGCTCATCAAATGTTAAATCTATAGGCCTACATATAATATTATAAGGAGAAACTAAGCCTAAATCTACACACTCATCTAATGTTATTTCAAATACAATAGGAGCTATCTCTAACAATAACTCTTTGTATTCATATTCTTCAGGTAAGGTAGCAGTCATACATAATAATCTGTCAAATATATTGTTGTCAAAAAACTTACGATACTCAGGAGATAATCCTAAATGTATTTCATCACATATTACTACATCATAATGCTTACCTATCATTTTATATGCGCTTTGATAACACATAAAATCTACAGTGTCTAAACAGTCTTCATACCCCCACTTAATAAACTCTTCTTTAAATTGATCTTTAAGTTGAGTTGTAGGAACAAGTACAAGACCTGTTATCTCTCTATTTTCTACGTTTTCCTCACTATCTTTTAATCTTTTTATAGTCTCACCTACAGCTATTACACCGCATCTAGATTTACCAAAACCTGTACCGGCTATAATACTTCCGTGGAAACTATTCATAGCCCAATGATTCAAGGCTTTTTTCTGCTGCTTATCTTTTAACTCATTCAAATCTTCCATTTTATACAGTTTTAATTAATTACAAATTTTAATGTCTCTAGCAAAGTCTTTTGCAAATAAGCCCAAGCTTCAATTGGTGTCTTGAACTCTCTGGTTCTGACCAATCTCCACTCTTTGGGCCTCTTTCTAAGCTTGTACAAATGGGCGACAAATTTACTATCTTTTATAATAACCGCAGGCCAATAGCCATACTTTATTATTTCTTTTATGTCTTCTTCGTACATGCAAACTCCTTCTCTAGTATCTCGAGTAATTTCTTATCACCTACCATAGGTTTTGACCCTCGTAAGTCTTTATACTCTTCAGGTTTAAAGATCATTTTAACTTCAATAATCTCTCCTCCTAATACATTTCTCTTAACTATCCATCTTCTACCTCTGACAGTTTTATTACGTTTTAGTTGCTCTCTTAAACTCATATCGCTTTCCATAAAGTTACAGTTCTATTTGTTTGCTTATCTTTAAAAGTACCACTATCAGTGACTCTACCTTTATTTACAAGCTCAGTAACTCTGCCAGTAACAGAATTTATTTCCCAACCTAAATACTTAGCTATCATTCTATTTGTAGCCATGCCTTTAGTTTTAAGTATACTATAAACCTGATCTCTCTTAGATTTTATATTTACTTTAGTTTGTTTAAATGACGCTAGCTGCGTCTTCCTTATTCGTTTTACCATACTAGTCTATTTTTTTTAAGTTGATACTTATCCATATTATTATGAATCTTAGGTTTTAAAATGGGGTAAGCAGTAAGCAAATTTTCATATTCTCTGAATTTATTATCTTTAGTTTCAACCTTCCCGCTGAACTTAAAATAATTATCAAACTCTATAAAATTTTGCCTACATCTTTCCTTCCATTCCATTTCCTCTCTACATTCCTGTACAAAGTACTTAACTAACTCTTTATCCATTAGCTTTTCTTTGCTCTTGGTTTACGTTTAGCTTTTGGTTTAGATTTAGCTAACTTATCTTCATACTCTAATGCTAAGTCTTGTAACTTCTCATCATTTGTTTTAG